TCAGCCAGTTAAAAGAGTTAAGTGTGGCTTTTGGCTGGCTTCATTCTTCGGCTGTGTCGAAATTGTGACATGCTCGCTATACTTGGTTAAATGTTGACCGCTAAAGTGAGCGTACTTTTGAACCATCTCAAGAGTTTCCCATCCTCCCATTTCTTTTAACACCATTAACGGAGTTCCACTTTGTGCGTGCCAACTTGCCCATGTATGCCTGAGGTCGTGAAAAGTGAAATCCGTTATGCCAGAATCGATCAAAGCCTGATAGTAGCACTCTCGATAATAACCCTTTCTTCTTTTTCCGTTGTTTGAAAAAACATAATCACCATCCTTTGGCATTTCTGTTAGTATTTCAACGGAAGCGTCATTTAGAGGCACTGGTCTGGCTCTCCCTGATTTCGCGTTATCAGCAGTAACGTGAGCAACCCTTCTAGCTAAATCAACACTCTTCCATTTTAATGATAATATTTCATTTTTACGCATTCCTGTAAGCAATGCGATTGCTACGAAATTCCTCATCCACTTAACTTTGATGTTAGATATGAGTAGTTCAGCTTCCCACTTTTCTAGCCATCGAACCCTAACAGTGGGCTCTTTCATCCGTGGTATATAGGATGACTTGGTTAGCCATCCCATTTTGTGTGCCAGTGAAAAAGCCCTTAGAATGAATGAGCGATATCTATTTTGCGTTGCGTTGGATAGCTTCCTCTTTGTTTTTGGGTTATACAGTGGCAATGAGTTGGCTATTTCATCACTGGTTATTGTAGATATTTTCCTTCCTTTAAATACACGTTGGAAATATTCAGCGTAGGCAAGTTTTGTAGGAAATGACGCTTGTCCTTCGGCATCTTTTAAAGCCAGTAACATCATTTCCTCAAACGACCTATCTGGCATCCTGTCCAGTTTTTCCATTTGCCATAGGTCATGTTTTAACTTGTCATGATACTCTTGGGCTTTGACTTTATCCTCCGTGCCAGCAGATTTTCTAATTCTTTCTCCGCTTGGTGCTGTAACGTCAACCCAATATTTCTTACCTCTTTTGTAGATCGGCATGTTTTCCTCCCACTACCGACTACAGCCAGCCGATAGACATTATTATCGTTAAACTGTGCCTGTTCAAACTTTTTCAGGCTTTCCTTGTTTGCTCTCCATGAGCCACCGACCCTGAACATGTAATATTTAGCAGGGTTGCGGTATACCGTTGAAGATGACAGCCGGATCATCGATGCGTATTCTTTTATTGTATAAAGAGAGTCATCCACTATTAATCTCCTTATCGATAGAGTTGACGTAATAAGTCAACCACATAATAGGTGGGAATTTCTTGTGCTTTTCGCTGAGTGTTAATTGGAATTTCGGAAGGTAATCTTTGAGTATTGCTGTGCTTTGTTTGTCGCTGAGTTTTTTGAGCTGCTTTAATTTGTCTCTGCATTCCCTTGCTATCTTTCGGCGTCCGTTTTCAAGCGTTACATCATCCATTCTTCCTTCTATATTGCTCATAATCATCCCCACAATCTTTACTGCAATATGCGCTATTTGGTGCTGCTGGCATTTCTTCGCACCAGATGCACATTCCGTTTATTGATTTAGTTACTGGCTGGCGATTTGATAATGCTGCTTGAATGTGTAATTGTTCTAGTTCGTTTGCTGAGTCGATAATATCCATAATTATGCCTGTCCTGTATCAATCAAGTAAATTAGTATGCAAAGAGCTACCTCCGTAGTCAGCCTTCATTCTCCGCATCCTTCATTAGTAGAAATAATTCCATTGCTGCGCGTAGTGGGTTTTTATTTACTGAGATAAAATCATAATCAAGACAGTCAGCCGTCCATTTATTAGAATGGTACATTGGTGATAACCCTATTTTATTTTCAATAATAATCGGCATTGCATCGGCTGGGTTGTTGCATGGGTCGAAAACTTTATATTTACCTTTGATATTATAAGTAATAACGCCGTTAGGTAAGAATCTAAAATATTTATGCTTTATTTTTGCTTTGTGAAATACAGCTTTATTAATCTCGAAGTCAGATAGTTCGGTGTATTTATTCATTGATTAACTCCAAATTATAAATGCTGCACACAACAACTAATCCCCCATCAAATATTATGCAAAGCCTTTTATGTTCATGGTTAGAGTCAGAAACGCGACCATTGCCAAAATATACATGGGAGACCTTATCGCCGACTTTAAATTTCATTCTATTTTCTCCATCTTATCCCAACCTAATAAATCAGCGGCGGCATTAAAGTTATCAACGTAATCGTTGTAATCTCTATTCCAACGTGTGCCCACTGTGTCGTAATAGCCTTTATACCCCTGCATGTATTCTAATATTTTAGATTGATATTCGGATGCTAACTCCTCTAGCAAATCCCTTGGAACTTGAATTAGTTCACTTTCCACGAATCACCTCACCACAAACTATCTCAACATCCCGCACCTGCATTATCTGCATAGCACGGCTCTCGCATTCTTGCTGTGTGTATATTTGCTCTGTAACAGGCACAGCAGAATCCTGTATTAGCATGAGTAATACATATCCGATTATTTGTATTGTTATTTAAAAAGGAGCTTACTATATGTAAGCTTCGTTTTTTAGATATAATAAGCAGAACGAATTTCTTTTAATTTACTTAACTCATTTTTTAATAATTCGCTGTAAAATTTTCCATCAAATATTTCATTTTTAAAAATCATGTCAGTCATTGATTTTTTAGTCAGAATTACATTTTTTTGCTTAATTCTCATTGTTTCCATTATCGTTCTATGAAATAGAAAAAAGCCATCCAAAAACCAGTTTGATGTTACTATTGAGTTGTAACAAAATAATAGTTGATGATGTATATCATGGTCAATATCAACTGATGATAATAGCAAGTCTTTCATTTCATTAGTGCTATGCTTTTCCATATGAAACTGGGAAACTAAGTGTCTACCATTATTGACATAAAACGTAACTAAACCTTTTGTCTCTGTTATCCTAACTGATGTATATGTTTTATTATGCAGCGTATTTATTAGTTCGCATATTTCCTCATATATTAAAATTGCTGCATCTAGCTCTAATTTAAATATTTTTTTTACGGCAATTTCCTTGGTTTTTAACCTTGCTCGCTCTATTGCGATGGCGTTTGTTTTTTGTGCAAAATAAATACAAATCGTGACTAAAATACCAAGCGTAGATATGAAACTGAATACACTAGATAAATTATTTGATGTCTCTGGTTTCGCGTTATATATCTCAGCGCAAGTGTAATACAGAATAGAAAAGACAAAAATGGCAATAACACATATCCACGATATTTTTATTATAGAATCTTCTTTTTTGTCAGACATAGCTCCTCCTTATTCAAAGCAGGAATCATACTCACATCCATGTGATAGTCAAAGAACAGTCGTTATTTTATCAAGTCATTAGGTATTGGGTTCGGGTTGTATTTAGCTATTAGCTCATCAAGTATGTCAGTGCCAAATGACCCATTAACGGCGATTGCATATCTACTTCCATTAAAACTATGTAAATGAACATCTAGGGTATAACCAGTATTTTGACTGGATTTTTTCTGGCTTGTTGATGATATTACACTATTAGTAATTGCTAGTTTTCTAACCAGATTATCTCTTGTTATTATTTTACCTTGCAGACTTCCATCTACCACCAAGTAATCAACAGACATTATTACCTCCTTTATGTTAGAAGGATAACTATACCATCTAAAACTTAGTTAAGTAGTGATAATCAATCAATTCTGCGAAACTCAATCACCCATACCCACGGGTTATTATTCCAGCTTTCTTCTCCGTAGATGGAACGCCAAGTATCTTCCCAAACTTGAAATCCATAAGTGGCAGGTATGAAATCATAAAGACCACAACCAATCTCTTTGCAAATATCGCCTAGAGTAATGTCGCGCAGCTGTTGCAGCCAAACATCAGTAATTTCAATTCTCCCTTTGATAGTACCGTCTTCGTCTGCAATGTTAATGATGTCGCCAACTTTCCCGTATGGGCAATTATTCGCTAAACTATGACCCGGCACTGCTGGCATTGACTTACTATCCTTTCCCCATCCTGCGCCGTAGACCTCCCACCAATTGCCATTCAATACAGGCTGTACTTTCATCGGCCTGCGTGTCTGCGTTTTTCTGCCATCCATGACAGCCGCTAACATTGCATCGTTAAACTTGATTCTGTCTTTCATATTCATCCCTCTTATTGCATATATTTAATCGCTAGGATTAAAACTTTTCATGGCAAATATTTAATCATCACCTACACTTAAGCCCGAAAGGTTAATAACAAGCTGTGCAACTTTCGCCGATGCTCCCTGTGTCGGTTTTTTTGTCTAAATATCTTGCCAAATCCTGCTCGTTAACTATTCTTAAACTGCATACACAGATAAATTATAAGTTTCATTCCTACACGTCCCCTTGCCGCTCTCTCTCTGGGCGGCTTTTTATTCATTGCATCCTTGCAAATATATCCTTTGGTTAGTCGTCGTTTGGGTTATCCCATTCGATATAAGCGCAATCTTCTGCTTCAACCACTATCTGACCTGTATTTGAGCATCCGCAGCAAATAACGCTATCGCCATTAAATACTCTCTTTCCGTCGCCTTTGGTTTCAATCGTGCATTCGTTGTCATTACATGCATCACAGTTATTAAAATATGTGGTATCAATTAACTTTTTCATGGTTATATCCTTTGGTTAAATCACATAAATAGCGTGGCGTGGGTAGGGGAGGCCGATAGGGGCGAAGGGGATATCGTCAATCCATTCCCCGTCTGGATTTTGCTTGCTCCAATCTGCGGGCTGCGCTTGCTGTGGCTGCTGAGGCTGTCGCGCTGGTTGCTGAGGCTGCCCCCAACCGCTTTGACCGCCTTGGCTTTGGCCTGATGATTCGCCACCACGACCACCTAACATTTGCATTTTCCCATCAATGCCAACGATAACTTCCGTAATGTATTTATCTTGCCCGTCATTACCTTGATACTTACGAGTGCGCATTTTTCCTTCAATGTATACCTGGCTGCCTTTTTTCAGGTATTGGCCTGCCACCTCTGCCAGCTTTCCTTGTATGACAATGTTGTGCCAATCAGTGCGCTCTCGTTTCTCACCTGTGTTTTTATCTTTCCACGTTTCGCTTGTAGCAACCGAAAAATTAGCAAATGCGGTTCCGTTTGGTGAATACCTCACGATCGGATCATTGCCTAAACTTCCTAGAAGGATGGATTTATTGACGCCTCTTTCAGCCATTTACGCCGCCTCTTGTTTAGTTAGCTCTTCTTTTCTTAGCTCATATATCTTCTGAGCTTCCGCTTGTTCCGGTGTATCCCTGAGCGCTTTATATGCCTCACCAAACGCATTTTTAAGTACATCCATGTCTTGTGCTTCCATTGCAATATCAGTGAAGTGTGATAAATCCACTTCAGCTTTCGTGCGCCCATCATTAAGCCAATCCATTAGCTTTTTGCCTGTTAATTCATTTAGCTGGATGACTTCTGCGTTGCTGAACAGTCCAGTTCTATCCTTGCTTGCCATTGCCGTGTGAGTTTCGTGATTGAGATCGAGAACGGTAGTAAATTCATACTCAACTCCGTCCCGTTGCTCTGGCTTCATGCCTAGCTTGTCTACGCCTTTCTTGCCGTTACCTTTATCAACTTGAGCGGTTTCCGTTTTACTTCTCATTGTTGCGATGATGTGCAGGTCAGAACGTAGAATTGCGTCGAGAAAGGCGTTGTGACGAGGCGTGATATCGCTCCATGCTGACCACGTATTGCCTCGATACTTGGCCTTTGCTATACCGTCCAGTAATTCAAGACACCCACCTGATCCGCTCCATTCATGGGTGATGCTGTCGATTATTAAATTGTCGTAGCCAGCTTCCTGCGCAGCTCCGATGGCTTCAATAAATCGCTCTGGTGTGAATGGCGGGTCTAGTTCTAATACATCAAAATTAAATCGGTCAGAGTAGAGTGAGGCGCTTCCCTTCTCTGTGTCTATCACGGCTGTTTTTCCGCCAAGTCCTTTGGCTATTTCCAGTGCTCCGTATGTTTTACCTGAGCCACTAGGGCCAGTTAATGCAAGTCGTAGCTTTGCTTTTTTCCGCAACGCTTTTGCAAATTTCATAATTACCTCCGAAATTAGTCTCCCATGTATCTACCTTCACCATACCCATACCCACCTGAGCTAATTCCTTTAGCTAAATATTTTGCGTATTGAAGTTGTTTTTCAGTGATCCGTTGCTGTTCTATGTGAGGTGGCAGAGGAGGGTAGTACTTGGCCATAGTTAAATTTGACAGCCAAACTTTTTTTGCTTCACGTTGCTCTCCTGAGCTGTTAATACCTTGTGGCATTCCTTGCCTAGATAACCCCATATCTTTTATTGCAAATTGAAGCGCAGCATCAAAGCTTTTATGTGATGGGAAGCACCTAACTAGATACTCACCCATAATCCCCCCTCATCCAGCGTGTAGGTGATGGCTGTTGTTTAATTCCTAGAGAATCATTGATGTACCACTGCTCCTCTTCCTCGCGCTCCCTGCGTCGTTTCTCGGCATCCTGCCTTTGCTTGAGTTCATACTCTGAAATTCTCATGCTGCGTCCTTAATGAATAATATCCAGTGAGTTTTGTCGTTCTTGCCGACGCGTTGAACTATCGTTGGTTTCTGGTCAGTAAGGGCTAATACTTGCTTTGTAGGAATTTGAGTTTCGTTCCACTTGAAAGCCAATGTTCCATTTGTCCGCAGCACTCGAAATGCTTCACTAAACCCCTTGGCTAAATCCTCTTTCCAAGATTCTTTGTTCAATCGACCGTACTTTTTAAACATCCACCCATTGTGGCCAGCACGAATTAAATGTGGCGGGTCGAATACAACTTGATGGAATGAGTTATCAGGGAAGGGGAGGTTTTTAAAATCAGCGATAATATCTGGTGTTATATTTAGCTTCCTGCCATCACATAGAATGTGTTCTTCTACCCTTATATCACTGTAAATTGCTCGGTTATCCTCCTTGTCAAACCAGAACATGCGGCTGCCGCAACACATATCTAGTATTTGCTTCACGCCGCCTCCTTGCTATTAGCCTTGATGTGTTCGACAATCCATCGCCCATCACCAGCCGCGATTGCTTCATCAATAAACCCAGCAAGCTGCCCATTTTCCTTAATGTTTTCGTAGCGTTCTTTTTCCGTGAACTGTAGTTTGCTTATAATTGTTCCGTAATCACCGTCTATGCGCTTGATGTCATTTCCGTTGACACAAGTAATAATTGTTCCTGATGAGGAGTGGTCGCATCCAAAAGTTGACAATAAAAGCTGTATGCATTTATTCACTTAGACCTCCCATAGCTTGCTTTGAGAAATTCCATTGCTAACCACCAAACATCATCACAACGTTGGCTTATAGCAATTCGCGCCTGTGCCTGAGCCAGACGTAGAAAATGTTTATCGATTTGCATGATTTATCTCGTCAGTAGAGGTAATAGGATTGCAGTCATAATGATTAATGCTGCGTAGTAATAGTTATCGTCCATGTGATGCCTCACATAGTTATTGAAAGTGTTCTGGTGTTGGTGCGGTGGGTTACTGCTGACCGAGGGCTTTTGCGATTGCCGCTCCACCTGTTTTATCTGGCATACTCCCTCCTAAACTATTTCATTAATCCGTATTCATAATTGATATTGTTAAGGCTTTCCCTGTCTGACTCTAGGTAGTAATCCCATATCTCTTGGTCTTTATGCTCCCTGACCAACTGCCAATGCCAGCCTATTTTTGATTTAACTCTGCGAACTTTTCTTGTTACGGTTTTGTCGCAATCAAATATGACGCCATAACCACTACCAAGGCAGCTACGTAACACGCCAAGCTCAACGCTAACAACTCTAAATAACTTCGGCATGGGTAGCTTTCCATTGTGGAAATCATCTATTGCCATACTCCCTCCGTTATTCCCTATAGATACTCAAGTTCCCAAGTGGGGTGATAAATATCAGCATAATCATCGCCATCCATTTTTATTTTTAGATTCCCTGCATGGGTTCCAACTATTGTTCCTTCTCTTGAGCCATTACCGAAGGTATATCGAACACGGTCACCTTTTTTGATGTTTAAGCCGTAAGTCTCATTTATGTAATCGAACATATTGTTTCTCCGTTATTAACTAAACACGATGCTAACCCCAAAATATCTTCAGGAATCCAAGCCAAATAACTACTCCGATTGCAATAGGGAAGTAATACCTGACTCCCTCTAGCATTATTCTGAATAATGAGGCTGTTTTATCGCTAACCACCCATACTATTGAGCCGACAAATAACCAGCCAAATAATACGGTAATTATGATTTTGAAAGCGATTACCATCTCTATCTCCTATCTATTAATCAACTCACCACAGCCCACTAAGCAATAAACTCTGGTTAGTTGCCTGATGCGCTCAGGCTAGCAAGCCAGCTTACATAAATCCTCCAATTCAAACGGTACTTAATAAATATGGCGAGACCGATTTATCGCCTTTGGTTTATTGGTCTAAAAAAGCTATCTCACCACAGCCCACAGAATGGACTGTAATTAGTTAACTGCGCCTGCTTTTAGCCACGTCAGGCGAGGTGGTTCTCGTGTACCCCTACATCGAGAAATCGGCTATAATCCACTTACCCCTACAGAATAAGAGATTATCAACCATGCCGAATTGGATTGAGGCAGTGATTGCCTATTTGAAAAACCAAATTTCACTGAGGTTTACTATGGTGTGGTTGCTATATCTGGTCAGTTTGTGGTTATTTTTACCTGAATCATTCTTTGATTTTCTTAACGCAAAGCCAATTTTTGGCTCGGTAAATAATATCAATGCTGTTCTTTTTATTATTCCTGTTAGCTTCTTTCTTTCAGATATAACAAAAAGAATATATTTATTAACTTTTGGTATAATTAATTCCGTAAAGTTAAAATCAATAAAGCGTAATAATCAGCACAAAATATCATTTGTTATTTCAAGCCTTTCTGAGGATGAAAAGGATTACCTAGCCATGTTCATTGACACTGGAAAGGAATTTCTAGGCGGGAAAAGAAATGACCCTGTTATTAACTCACTGTTGGATAAAGACATTCTCCATGATTCGTCAAAGCATTTGAGTATGAGACATACCAATGAGTTTATAATTAATCCCGATTATTACTCAGAATGCGTTAGGCAATTCACTGGATATTTTAATAAATGAATTTTAGTTAACTAAAGCATTCCTTTTTTTCTTAACTGATTTGCGTTATTTTCACTCATAGCAATTCCATGCCATTGCTGAATGCCAAGCCCTCCCACACTTAACGAGGCATCAGGATGCAAGTCACTACACATACCTGAACCAGAACATAATTCAGCTTTAGGCTCTTCACTTTCCAAGGTCACAAATGCCTTTCTAACTCTATGACCTAATTCTAAAATATCATCACGAGTTAATTTAAAATTGCGTCGATAACTATCAACTAGCATGGCTGATAGAACCGCACGAGCCGATTCTTGAGACGCTTCTGTTAAATCTTCAAATTTCATCTTACTTCTCCTATTTATCTCGCCGTAACCCCGAACTCACTGCTCGGCTGTTTTGTTTTAACTCCTGAAAATATTGCTACATTAGGTAAGCAACAGTTATCTCCACTTGGATAATGCTTTGTTGGTTTGAGAGAGAGAACAGGGCGTTCTTTCTTTTCAACGCCAAATATCGAATCCCAAATTTCTTCCACTGAGCGACTTCTCATAGCTATCTTTCGAGCCAAAAACTCACCTTGCTTTCTGCGTCTGCGAATTTTTGAGTTCTCTTTGAAAATTATTGTTGCCATATTTGCCTCCTAAGTGATCTTTGGTGGTGATGCCGAATGCCTCCGGTAGCTGTCTTTCGCCCACAAGGCGACTGCTTGTCTTTTCGACCATCACCCCAAAAACCACTCAGTGGTTGCTCTGAAAATTTATTCTGAGCGTTCCTAATTGTAAAAGAGCGAACATCCTGTTTATCTATGGCTCCTTGCCTTCGATGTGATAAATATAACCAGCGGTGATTTATAAGTCAACACCGCAGGTGATAATAATATAACTTGCGGTGTTAATTTGTTGTATTTTCAGGCAATTTATTTTCAAAAAAATCTCAGATTGGAATGCAGATCACTTCTTTGGCGGGGATAGGACACAAAAAAGCCCTCGCGGGGAGGGCTGGGGATTATTTTTCGGTGAGATCAGGAAGCATTATTCTCTCTATTAGCTCTAATGCTTTTGCATCTCTTTCGCTAAAGTATTTAGGGGCGTATTTGGGCAACCAGACAGTATTAAAATGCTCTTTAAAGTCAGCAAGATATTCATTAGGGTATAAACGTGCAGGAAAAACCCTCCCATCTGGATATTCGTGCTCATAAGTAGGGAATGTTTTTGGCTCAACATTTCTATTTTTTCTTAACCAGTTAGAAAAGACCTGCCCTTGGGATATATCAGGAACCATTTTATCTGGTAGCGTGTAACCAGCTTCTTCTAAAGGGGCTACCAAGTTAAACGTTAATTCATTTAATATTGAAAAATGTGTATGAGGTATTCTTCCTCTATTTGCCATATACCTTTTTAGATGAACAGGAAGCTCTGCGCTTTTACCTCCACCATTCATCCATTCCCTAACCCATCTTGAAATTTGCACTGCAAATTTAGGCGATAGCCATTGCCCTAAATTTATAGCAACATCAGGATGAACCCATGTGCCTTGATTCTCTGGTCTTCCGCCTGTAAATGTTTGAATTAATTCCGTTATGGGAATTCCCATATCGGAAGATAACTCTTGAAGAAAAGCTTGGGTTGTCTTCAGTCTGTAGTAATCAGCAAATAATTTACCAGCGGTTTTACACATGGCTGTAGCATTTGCATAGCCGTCTTTAGCTCTAAGGTGAATGATATCACCTTCAATTTCATGCGGGATTAAAGCCAGAGGAAACTGTTTCATTTCATATCCTTTTAGTTATAAAAATAAATTCCATCTGGTGCTAAAATAAGTTATCTAATTAATATTATTATGTTTAAAACCACACCCTAAAACGTGTCGTCATCCAAAGAAGCAGCCACGGGCATCATCTTCAACGAGCCTAATGGCGTCAGAAAAACTGCCTAGCATTATTTCATCGTAGTTGTGCCAGTTGCTGTCTTTATCCATCCAAAACAGAGACCAAGAGCTGTTAGATTTGTCATGTGTAATTTTTGCTATCGGCTCTTGAGCTTGCCCGTCACTCCAAGTAAGGCGTCTTACTTCAAATATGACAACGGAGTCATCTTCAATGCTATAGCTTAAATCCAGCTCATCCCTTAGGTGTTCAGCAGGTCGGCGCTTTTCCATGAAAAACTCCATACACCGCTTAATGTTAGCTATCTCAATGTCGTTAAATGCCATGCATTCTCCTAAAACGTGTCGTCAGCCATCAAAAGCAATCAGTAGCAATAGGATGATATCCAGCACCGCTATAATAACTAGCAGTATCATTATGTTAGCGTTGGATATCAGCTCTAGCAGTCTTTTCATTTAAAACGTGTCGTCAGGCCATTGTGACTTGATTACCTTACCTATGATTGTGCAGCTCCCGTTAATAGGGATCAGGTCATAGCGTGGGTTTAATGGCTCTAGATACTCAACTCCACCCTCTCTAATCAATCGTTTGAATGTGAACTCATCATTTAGCAAACGAGCGACACAGAAATCTCCGAACTCTACTTCTTCATCAGGATCAACCAGAACTAGCATTCCTTCGGGAAAACTTGGTTTTCCTCCCGGTGGTGCTGTCATTGATTGACCTTCAACCTCTAACCAGAAAGCGCGCTCACTGGCTTTCTTAGCTGTCGGTATCCACGACACAGCATCTTTCTGAGTGAATGAGTTAAATTCTGTTGAGAAAGCGCCAGCCTGTACCTTCGTGAATAGAGGGTATTGATACTTTTCATCCATACTTGGCGTTTTTAATGGGTCGACAGCCTTAAACATGCCTCTAATTTCTTTAGCTAGGGATGGGCTAAATTCATCAACGGTAACTTGCAACGCCTCAGCTAACTTTGCTGCATTTTCTATGTTTAGAGCGTTTACTCCATTCAATAATTGAGCAACAGCACTCTGCCCCATGCCGATTGAATAGCCTAGGGTTTCTTGTGATAAGCCAAGCTCTTTCTTTTTTGCCTCAAAGATATTTTTCAGGCGAAGAGCATCAGCTTTTTGTTCTTCTGTGATCGGTTTCTTTTTCATACTGCAATTTTATTACCAAATGGAATATTTACCAATCACCGCAGGTGTTGACTATTTTATCACTTGCGGTGATAATGATTAAAAAAGGAGAAACTATGGAAAGAGTCCCATTAACTAAATTTGCTACTGAGCTAGGACAACACAAAACGGCTGAATTGTTAGGTGTTAGGCAAAGTGCGATAAGTAAAGCAATTTTAAAAAAACGAAATATTTTCGTTATCAGAAAACAAGATGGAACAGTTGAAGCTGAAGAAGTTAAACCGTTCCCATCAGGTAAATAAGTATCACCCGCTCTTTAACATCGCCAGACCGCTCAGAGTAAATTCTCAGAGCAAACCACACTCACAGGATAGTGAGCAACGGACTAACTACGTCAAAAGGAATTTAACAAATGGAATGTGCAAAAAATATCAAAGTAGAGTGCTCATCAAACGAATTGATGACGTTTTACATCCAACAAATGTATTCAGTCGGTAATAACGGACTCGCTAAAGCGCTAGGAATACACCCATCAAAATCCAGTCGAGATAAAGCCAGAATATTCGATTTAGCTTGCCAGTTGGTGAGTAAGTTCGGATTACCCCCTGACTCTGTAAATATCAGTGATAAACCAACAAAGGTTGTGCTTGAAGGTGATTATGCAGAAAGGGTTATTCAGGCTCTTGAAGGGAAGGGAAAGGTTAAAAGAAAAGCCCCAGCGGTAACTGAGGCTTCTCAACAAATGGACTTAACCATTTAGACTAACAAATACACTGTATCAATAACCAGTAATTACGACAAGGGAAATTTATGGTTTCCCTTTTTTGATACAACAACCGAATAAGAGAATTATATCATGAAAAATAAACGAAATCATGACTTTAATTATCATGCTGTGCATAAAAACATCATGCGAGAGCGGGAATTAAGGAAAGTAACCCCCCAAGGTATAAAGAGGCTTAGGGAAGCTTTTGAAGATGCAAAACTAAGGAATGCTCACAGGGAAGAACTATTGGGAGGGGAACCGCATGAGTAATGTTGCATACGCTGATTTTGGCAACAAGAACCACGCTAGGAGTTCTCGGATGGATAACTCTAAACTTGGTCACGTCGCGATATTCAGGAGCCTGCTTAACGCAAGCTGGGCAGAAGATACAGCTAAGCTTGCGTTATGGGTCAGATTACTAGGGCAGGCAAGGCATAAGCCAACAACAGTTGAGTTTGGTGGTGTGTCTTGGGATCTTCGGGCTGGTCAGTTGGTAACAAAAGCAAAAGTTTTAGCTAGAAAACTGAAGGATGCAAAGGGAAAAGAAAAGACTGAAAAACAAGTCAGAGACATGCTGGATTTTTTTGAGCAAGAAGGGATGATAGCCCGCGCAGGTACACGACACGGAACAATAATCACAATCACAAATTACCTTGAATATCAGGCAAATTACGAGGTGACAAAGCAAGTTACTAATGAGGTGACAATCAAACCTAGTGATACCAACGTTCAGAGCTTAACTGAGGTTACTAACCCAGTAACAAAAGAAGTGAAACAGAATAAGAATGTATTTGAACAAGAAATAAATACTCCCCTAACCCCTCAAGAGGGGGATTGTGAAAAGTTAATTTCAACCAATCGAAAAAACAACATCCCCTACATCGAAATTATGAATGCGTTTAACGAGGCTGCTGGTGACAGATTACCAAATGCTGAATCCTTGAATGACAAGCGAAAACGAGCCATCTCAAAATTCCTGAAAGAACTCAAAGAGCCAACAGTCGAAGCGGCTAAAAACTATTTTGAGTATTTCATGAGTTCAGCTAAAGATTTTTATTTCGGTGAAAACGATTCTGGTTGGAGGGCTAATTTCGATTATCTGCTAAGACCGTCGACAGTGTTAAAAACTAGGGAGGGATCGCTATGAATTACCAAGTGCCACACAGCCTAGAGACCGAACAAAGTGTTATCGGCTCACTACTGATTGACCCAAACAGTGATAATGCTCAGCGTGTATTTGCTGTGTTGAAGCCAGATGATTTCTATGGTACCCACCACAAAATTATCTTTGAGCAAATGCGGTCAATGGCTAGCAAGCATCAACCGATTGATATCTTAACTGTGGCTGACAGCTTGAAAGCAACTGGAAGCGAAGGAACTACAGGTGGATTGGGTTATCTGGCTGAAATTGCAAAGAATACCCCAAGCACCGCAAACGTGCTCCATTACTCGAAGAAAATCAAAGAGTATGCCAATGAGCGCTATGCCATTGAGAAAATCAACGAAGCCACACGATTACTGATTGAGCCAAGCACTCTAAGCTTTGGTGAAAAAATGGAGTTCGTGCAGAAGCTGGTAACTGACGCAAGCGAAAACGGTGTTACTGGTCGAAAGTCTGGCTTGAAGAATATGGCTGAGCTATTGCCTGAGTGGTTCGAAGGCGTAGAAAACATGTTTAACAATCCCGATCAGTTTGTAGGACTCAAGACAGGCATTAAGCCTCTTGATGACATGCTGGCACCTAAATTTGTTGTGCGTGGGTCATTATTCGTTATCGGTGCGCGTCCAAAGATGGGGAAGACAACCGTTTTAACTGAAATGGCGAAGAACGTTTCCGATGATGGTTTGCCAGTGGCTCTGTTCAGCATGGAGATGTCAAATCAGCAATTGGTTGAACGAATGGTAAGCCAGAAGTCAGGCCTAAACTCTGACATGTTTTACGGCGGCACTGAGGATGATTTCGAATGGGCGCTACTTGGCAAAGCTATTAATGACCTTAGCGAAAAGCCTAACATTTGGGTTGATGATACAGCGGGAATGACGCTTGAGCACATTCAATCAGAGTGCAGAAAGCTGAAACGCAAGGTTGGGAAAATCGGGTTTATCGGTGTGGATTATTTAACGCTGATGAAAGCTGGTAAAGCAGACCGAAACGATATTGCCTATGGTGAAATTACCAAAGGGCTCAAGCAACTGGCAAAAGAGCTTGATACTACCGTGGTATTACTCACACAGCTAAACCGCAAACTGGAAGACAGAACCAATAAGCGACCTATGCCAAGCGATAGCCGTGATACTGGTCAAATCGAGCAGGATTGCGATTACTGGATGGGAATATACAAAGACTCAGTTTACAACGACAAAGCCGACAAGACGCTTACAGAGCTTATTGTGAGACTTAACCGCCACGGTAAAGCTGGCACAGCATTTGTAGACCAGAAAGGACTTTGCTTATTCGACACCGACCAAACTCAAGCAATGGCTAGAGCTGATATGGCAACCGCCAAGCCTAACACACCAAATCATAAGGACTTCTAGATGAGCATAGACAAACGAGTTATGTGTTATCGATGCCTGCACATTTACAATTTATTAGATGCAAAATTAATCAAAAATAAGCGACTTACTCACACCAAAGACAAGTGTTGCCCTAAGTGTGAATGCAAAGTTTATTTTTCAGAATGAGGATTTATAGATGAAAAAATGCGAATCAAACGGAACAAAATACGCAAGCTATCTGTGTGACTTTATGCGCAAATCGGTAAAGACAAAATCGCCACACGGTAAGACTAGAGGGATATTTAAATACTCGGCCATCGACACATGGACTGGAGATAGTCTTGGTGAAGCAGTTTATTACGATGAAGGGAATGGAAATAGAACGCATTTAAACTTCTGTCCGTTCTGTGGTGGCAAGTTACATAGCGTAGATATCGGTGATTAAGCGAGGTGTTGAGTGATGAAAGGAACAACGTTAACAGAGCTATTGGCAGCGTGGGATAAAACAGCCAAGCAGGCAGTGTGGAAAATGTATTGCGCAGCAGGAAAGCCAGACCGTGAGCGATTCACTAGTATAAATGCGGCTAGGTATAGACGGAAATATCGAAACAGAAAAGACCGTTCTTATGCTGAAAAAGTGGCTTATCAATTAGCTGATAATTGCTCGATATCTGAGTTGGTAGGCAGCAACAGAAAGCATCTAGGACTTCCGCCATACATTTTCACATTCGGTAATTCAGGCACAGCAAAAAGCCAACGGGAGGCATCTAATGCAGGGAACTAATTGGGTTAAGACAAAAAGCGAATTACCGAAGCCTAATGAGCCAGTATTACTAATTTATCATGGCAGAGTCTATAACAGCGTTTTCCACCTACAATCATGTGATTCAGCAAGCGGCTGGAGATGGGCGTTTGTTGGTGATGATGATTCATTCATCGCTTTATATGGAGCAAGTCACTGGATGTACATCAAAGACCTGCCACTTCCACCAATGCCAGAGGGTGAATGATGAGAGTAGTAAAATTGCCAGTCGATAAAAAATTCCAATCCAACGGAGAGTTATCTAAACGCATGCTGGAATTAATCCACGAATATGACGGTGAAATAAGCTTAGCTGAAGCAATAGGGGTTATTGAGATTGTTAAGTTAACGCTAATTGGTGAACAGGAGAGCCAACAGTGAGTGATAAGCTGCCAGATGAAATTTTAAAAACGCTAGCCACTGAGCCAATGTTTATCGAAGTGGTAGAACGCTGTTTAGATAAAAGTGAGTTAGTTAGTAATTTTAGCCGTATCTATGGCGTTGATTTGCCAAGAAAGCCAACCTCACCACTAATTGCAATGGTCGACGAAGCGACAGGATTTAGAGAGCATCAATTTAATGAGTTCTTTACAGCTTTTATTCCGTTTGTTTATCGGTGTGTTTGGTTGCCACTTTACAGCAAAGGAAAACTAGGAGGCTAACTTGGAAGCAGATTTTCTCTTCCACGAATCAACCAAAAATACCGCATGGCAACACCTCAAAGAAGTTCTAGCAACAAACCAACCACACCGAATCATCATTAAGCCTTGGAAGTCCACACGCTCACTATCTCAGAATGCAACTTTCCATATGTGGTGTGGAGAGATAAGCAAGTATCTGTGTAAAAACAAAGCTAATTTCACGCCTGAAGCTGTCAAGGACATGTTAAAGCACACATTTCTAGGCTACGAGGTGGTAGAGATGATAGACGCTACTACACAGGATATAGAGCGCGTAAGGACACTACGAAAAACATCAAAACTTGATACAGGTGAAATGTTCCACTTCATGGAGCAGGTTGAGCGCTGGGCGGTAGGTATTGGTTGTTTCGTGACAATCCCAAGCAATTCGGAATACATGAAACTCAAGGAGCAGCAAGAGAGATGAATATTGTAATAGCGGAGATAATTGCTAAAAACTTCAAGGTTGGCGATGTGATTACATCTGTCATTGTTCGAGATCTAGATAATGGGCGCGTGCATTTAAATAATTACTCGTCGGTGCTGAATGACCTTGTTGTGTGGGGTGCAGTAACTAAGCAAAAGAAAAGGGGCAAGATTGCTGAATTTAAGATAATCGGCGATGTGAGTATTGCCATCAACGCAGAGATAAAAAAGAGGGAGTCCAGCAAATTAAGCAGCAGAGAAGGCTCATTTAGCCGAGCATTCCCTGAGCACCTGATAGATAAGTTCAACTCGCTGTTAGCTGGGGTGAGAGCATGAAAAACGAAGCAGAAGCGTTTATTAGCGCATTAACAACGTTAAAGCTATGTTGGGCTATCCATAAGTCCAATGAAGCCGTCAGGAAGTGTGCAGGGCTATTAAAGTGCAAATTCAAAGAGCATTTAGCGTATGAAGCAATGCGGAAGATTGAAGGCAGCAGCAGCCCGATGTTGGTCATCACACTTGCAGAGTGGGAGCTAGAGAAATGACAGAAGAACGCAATGGGATTTACCTCCGAATTAATGGTGATCAATATCGGCATATTTGGGTGGTTGGTGATATTCATGGATGCTTTGATTTGCTGAATGAAAAATTACAACAAATTGATTTTGATAAAGAAAAAGATTTATTAATTTCAGTCGGTGACCTAATCGATAGGGGGGATCGAAACGTAGAATGCCTAGACCTGATTAATGAAAAATGGTTTAGGGCTGTACGTGGCAATCATGAGCAAATGGCGATTGATGTTGTTATGCACAAAGGCAATAGAGATTGCTGGATGATGAATGGTGGCCTTTGGTTTTTCATGCAGGACTACGATAACGAAGTTTTATCTAGAGCCTGTTTAGCTAAAGCGGAGCAACTGCCACTGATTATCGAAGTAAACGCTGATGGCAAAAAGACAGTCATTGCACACGCTGATTATCCATCCGATGAATATGATTTCGGTAAACCAGTTGATGAACGGTATGTAATTTGGAGTCGTGAGCGTATTGGCGACGAGAATGTGCGTGAGATTAAAGGTGCGGACCTATTTCTATTTGGTCACACACCAATGATTAAAGGTATCGAAAAGCGCGCTAATCAGGAATACATCGATACTGGGGCGGTGTTTGGTTATGGGCTAACCATGAGGCAAATCAAATGAACTGCCAATCATGCAATAGACAGCTAACAGATGATGAAATTTACGTGTGTGCCCAGTGTGCTGATGAATACGCTCATTTGGAAGTGATGGATAAAATCAAAGGAGAGGGAGATGCAGAAGCTAAGGCGACGGCGCTGTAAAATATGCCGAGAATGGTTTCACCCTAAATACAGTAATATTTGGTGGTGTTGTCCAGAGCATGGAGCAGAACTAGCGATAAAGCGAAGAAACAAGGAGAAAGAAAAAGCATTAGCGAAACGTAAAAAGGAGCAAAGAGAAAAGGAAGTTAAAGCAAAAGACAAGCTCAAAGCCCGCAAGTTAGCAGTAAAACCCCTCTCATATTTCAGACAGCAAGCCCAAGTAGCATTTAATCAATTCATCCGACTTCGAGACCGTAATGAGCCTTGCATTAGTTGTGGTGAAACCAATCCTCCTGATCTTCACGGCGGTCAATGGGACTGTGGTCATTTTTTGTCTGTTGGTGCTCATCCTGAACTCCGATTTGAAGAGAGAAATGCATACAAACAATGTAAATCATGCAATGCGGGGGCGGGGAAATATTCACATAAAAATGCCACCGTTACTCAGAAATACGAGCTGCGGCTGGTTGAAAGGTTTGGACAGGAGTTGGTTGACTGGTTACGTGGCCCGCATGAGATACCACACTGGAAGCGAGAGGATTATATCCGAATCCGCGATGAGTACAGGGCCAAAGTGAAGGAACTGAAGAAAAAAGGAGACTTCGATGTGTAAGTGCAAAGTTGTCGGTTGTGACCGCCAAGCCATGTATAAGTCGCAGATGGTTTGCCAAATGCATTATTTCAGGATGATGAGAACAGGAAGCTACAAAAAGAAAGGTCGGTCGTTAAGAACTCATAATGCGAAGGGGTATCAGATGCTATATCTACCAGATCATCCATTAGCAATGAAGAACGGATATGCATATGAACACCGCGTCGTTATGCACCAGTTACATGGCGATAACCCAATGAATTGCAACAAGTGTGGGAAAGCGATTGATTGGAGTACGGTGCATGTAGACCACATCAATGAAGATGTTAAAGATAATTCGCCAGAAAATCTTAGGTTCTTATGTAACGGATGTAATGTGATGAGAACTAGAAAGCATCAGAAAGAACACACCAAGAAAAGGAGAGTGGGTATTACATGTAATGGAATAACGTTGACGGCAACAGAGTGGAGCAGAATGCCCAATGTTAAAGTTTCAAGAGGAACAATTTCCAGAAGAATAAAAAATGGCTCTTCACCGTATGACGCTATTTATGGAGAAAAAGAGACGCACATATCAACTCTCCCTAAAAGTGGTTACACCCCTAAATATAAAAATACCCACGTTGATTCCTGCATAACCCACTACCGAGCCAAGTTAAAGGAGCTGAAAGATGTTCACTGACATAGAAGCAGCAATTGAAGAATGCAGATTTAGAGCAGCAACCGAAATCCCAAAAGGTAAAAAGAAGCGTTACCTGTGCGTTGTTCAATTGAGAAGCGGGGCAATGAAGGTGATTGAGTATCAGGATGCAATCAGACAGGGGCTTTCTGTCATGTATTCAATTGGTAAAGACCGCTATCACACAGTATTGCCGGAGGTAAGATGAGACTCGAAGATTTACCAAAATATTTCTCACCTAAGAGTCCAATGTTTAGTGACTCTCCAGCCGCTACAGCTTCAGATAACCTAACAATCACCGATGTAATGGCCTCGCTTGGTTTGGCGACCTCTAAAGCGAGAATGGGGATTGAATTGTTTTTGGCGAAACACGGTATCAATAAGCCAGATGAAGCGGTGGAAAGTCTCTATCAATATGCACTAACTCAGGCGCATAAATACAGCGCTATCCAAAAGCTTGATGAAGATGATAGGGCATCAGTTCTGCAAATACTCGCAAATTATGCATTTCAGGATTATGCGAGAAGTGCAGCAAGTAAAAAGCCTTGTCCTGATTGTGATGGAGGGTTTATTGAGGTTGAGGTATTCGATACTAAATATTCTACAAGGGCAAAGGTATTTGTATCTTCAGGTGAGCTAACACCACTTCGGATCACTAACACTGCTAGAGAGGTTAGAGGCACTACTAGAATAATCTGCAAGACATGCAATGGCAAAGGCGAGGTTAGTCATTCGTGCAGATGCAATGGGCGTGGCGAGGTGTTGGATAAAAAGGAAACCGAGAAACAAGGTATTCCAGTTTATAAAACATGTTGCAAGTGCTCAGGGCGTGGATATTCAAGACTTAAATTTAATGAGGTATTCATTAAGCTGCAAACGGTCATAGGTATCCCGAAAACCACATGCTATGACAACTTCAAGCCAATATTTGAGTTCTTGGTGGAATACTGCTTCAAAGAAGAGACTCACGCTGAAAAAATGTTACATATGGTAACAAAAAGAGAATCTATTTCTATAAATTAGAATATAAATAGAAAGTAACTATTGACTTTTCGGATTTATGGACTATCATCATTCTAATGATGGGAATTTTGCATTTCATTATCCCAAGCAAAAGAAAATAGAGCCTCGCTTCGGCGGGGTTTTTTGTTACCGAAACAGTGCCCCTCATAACCTCTACGTAGAACGGAGAAATCTGGTTTGCGATACGTTTGGGGCTTTCGATGTACCCTTATGGGGCTTGAAGACCACGCCACCCGCTCGCAGGCAATAGTTACTACCTGTCTAGTGGCTTGGTGTGGCAACCAAATTTAGAGGTTTATATGCTTGATGAATTCGAGTGAGCATAAAAAAGCCACCAACTTTTTAGGATGGTGGCAAAAGATTGCAAATCATGTTTATAGCAAAACCAAAAAAACTCTTGGTTGTCTTTTATTTTAACCAACCAATTTAAAAAAAGAAACAGGCTTTATCTGACAGTCTATTTATAACTGGTTGATATTGTTCCGATGCCGGAATTCCGGTGTCGCCAATTAAAGCTGTAAGGATTGCTTACAAGTTCACATTTAACAGGTCGCCTAGTGCGGCCTTTTTCGTATACAGCCGCCACAGAATCACTACTATCACTCACTTTCACTGAGCGTCTGTGCGCGGCTTTCTATTAACTAAATTCCTCCAGTAAAGGGGGTGAGTATGGATCATATGAAAGAAAACCCCGAGTTCTGGGATAACGTATTTCAAATTATTGCTGCTCATAAGGAGCAAGGTATTAGCGCATCACTAGCAACAGGCATGGCGATTCTACGCGGCAAGTACAACGGCGGCGGTTGGAAGAAGACGCTATTTGATGGCGCTATGTGTGCACTATTTGCATGGTTTGTAAAAGACCTTCTAACACTGCTTGGTCTTAACCATGAGTTGGCTTACCTAGCGAGTGTCTTCATTGGGTATGTCGGCGTGGATGGTCTGAGTAAAATTATTAAAGGCAGGGCGGGGGTGAACAATGACTAAGCAAGCGCGAGGCATTCGCAATAACAACCCTGGTAACATTGATTACAACAAAGCCAATAATTGGAAAGGGCAATTGCCGCATGACCCAAGTATTGAACCTCGCTTCTGTCGATTTGAAAGTCCTGCCTATGGTATTCGTGCATTGATGGCACTACTTCGTACCTACCAGCGTAAGTACGGGTTAAAAACCGTATCAGGCCTGATTGACCGCTGGGCGCCGACAAATGAAAACAATACCCGAGCATATATTAACGGTGTAGCTAAAGAGTTGGGTGTATCGACTGCTGATGTTATCAGTCTTGATGATAAGTCAACCGCAATTAAACTGGCCAAGGCAATCATTCGTCATGAAAACGGCTCACAACCGTATGATGAGGCTACGTTCGAAAAAGCGTGGGGGTTATTGTGAACAGCTTAAAATCATGGCTCCCCGTTCTGTTGTGGGGAGGGTTGTGTATTGCTTTGTTCTTTTCGACTAAAGAAATGATTGAGCTTGGTAAAGAGAATGAAGGCCTAAAGAAAGAAAATAGCTCCCTCATTGCTGGAATGGCAGACTACGAAAAGCGCATCAACTCCCTTCATGAACTCGACACCAAACACACAACGGAACTCACAAATGCAAAAGCTGAAATTGATAAGCTTCGTGATGCTGTTCGCTCTGGTCGTAAGCGGGTGTACATCAACGCCGAATGTCCAAGCACCGAAAAAAGTCCCACCTCCAGCGTGGATGCTAGCAGATCCGCCACCTTGGCGAGAGACGCTGAACAAGATTATTTCGATCTCCTTAAACAGCTTGAAACACTCGAAAAGCAATATCTTGGTTTAAGAGATTATTACTATTCCGAGTGCAGTAATGATAGCCTGTCAATATAAAGAATCAGGATTTTGGAAAGCTTCTTCTATGAGTGCAAAAAACTGACTAGCATGAAAACCATCAACGAAGGCATGGTTAAACTTACAAGCGACTGGAACTTCCCCATTTTTTAATTTTCCCCATGTTAAAGTTGGAACGGCAGAGCTAAAGTTTAACTCAGCATGGGTTATCGAGCTAAAGTGCACCCAAGGTAGGCAGCTTGCACAAAAGAAAGCCTCATCTTTAATAAGTAAAGGCCCAGCGCTAGAGTTTTTAACTTCTTTTATTTTGTTGCTTACTTGATTGCTAAAAACAGAAAACTCATCCGTGTTTTTACACAAAACCTGACGAAATCCATTCTGTTCAGTTAGTATAGGCGTCATAACATCAATACTATCATATTCAATAATATTTCCAGCCATTATCCTCTGTTTTAACTGAGGAACAGCGTTGGCTGAACGAAGTATTCCATATAATGCTAACTGGAAGAATGACTCATTTTTGTCTTTAGCATATTCATATAATTTATGAGCGCTCACTGGCACACATAAATTAAAGCACGAGTTATCAAACTTACTATAAAAATCAAAATGGTTTTTTCTGAACCAGTCTTCTTTTTTAATTACTTTGTAATCTCTCATGACGCCTCTGAATCTACTTGTTGAAACTTTGATATTAACAAGATATTTAATCTGCATTAAATATTAAGTGTGGATGAGAGCACAAAAACCCAACTTAATATGAAACATAAAATTTGAGTGCCAAGGAATTGTTCGCTGTGTTTTAGATTAGTTCTTAGTGATGATTTGGAAGATAAGGAAATTCCATGCAGTTATATAAATTCATCTAGAAAAATACTCTAAATAGACATCAGCTAGCCGCTGTTGTCTTTTTTATTTGAGAGCAATACGGGAAATTGAACAACAAAGAAATGCCCCAGATATCGAGGCAAAGTAGAGAATAATAGTTCATGAATGTAACGTCACTATACGTTAATCGTGAATAACTACAACATTAAAAAGGTAGTAATCTCAAGCAGATATTACAAATCTGAGCCTCGCAAAATAGCGGGGCTTTTTAATGGAGAAATATCATGGCAACGCAGGGTTTTGATAAGCCAGATCAATTCCGGGAAGAACTGGATAAAAGCATTCCGAAAGAATAAAAAAAGCCCACACACCGCGGGCTAAAATACATATATAAAATAAAATGAATATCCGCGCTAAATGTAGTTGACGCATTCAAAATATGCAAGCGAATAATGAGCCTCTGAGAAATCAGGGGCTTTTTAATGGCTTCTTCGCAATTAAGTGAGGTGGTCTCTATCTGGCTGACGGGTAAGCCGTAAGTGACCTGATTTCCAATTCTGGTTTTGTGACAGAATTAAGCATAATCAGCAGGTTATATCTACATACGGGATAATCCCGTATCTACATAAATCGCATTTCACCCTGTGCCACGCTCGGCACATACACACCAAAGAACCTTTCAGGATAAGCCTTGAGGATAACCAGTAGTGGTTTGGTTAACCCTCTTTGGGCTGGTTACTCCTGAGCGCAAGGTTTATCTCTAAAAGGAACTAACTAATGACTAAATTAACTGTCATCAATAATGCTATATCTGAACAACCAACCATGACCAGCTTGGAAATGGTTGACTACATTAATGCTGATAGAAAGGCAAAGGCTGAATCTGAAGGATTGAATTTTCCATGTAAAAAATATCGCCTACTAAAACACAATGACTTTTTAAAGAAAGTACCTAAAGTTTTGGGTGAAAAACAATCAGGGAAATTTTTCTCAGATTACACAGACAGCAAAGGTCGTACTTACCCATGTTATCGATTCTTTAAGCGCGAAGCTTGCTTAATGGCTATGAGTTACAGTTACGAGCTTCAAGCCCAAGTATTCGACCACATGACAGAGTTGGAAGCGGAATCAGGATTTGGATTTACCATTCAGCAATTGCAACACATGTTAGCGGTGGCAAGAAAAGCTTCGGATGAAGATTCCAGTGATGCAGGTCGCCGATTACGTAAGCGACAAGATGATTTGGTTATATTAAACCGTGCTGAAAAGTTAATTGGTGACATTAGCCAGATGGCATTGGGTTTAGTTGGTGGTGGCAAGTTATTAAATCATGAAAAGTAATAAATATTGCACTCCTCAAAATTGAGGAGATTGATTTAATTAACATTTAACGATGAATAGGCCCTAGTGGCCTTTTTTATTGGGTGGAATATGAAAACAGGAACACTGCATTACAAAATGACACTGCGCCGTTACATGTACCCATTGTTTATTATCGGCGCTTTAATTCACAGCACTTGGTTAATGAAGCTCTGCTTTAAGAAAGAAATTGTGTTTAAAGAAATTTAAAGGGATGGATATGGGACAACAATCTAAACAGGTTGGTTGCCCTAGCAAGCTGACTGATGAGCTAATCGCTAAGGCTAAGGAATACCTGTACGGCGGTTACAAAGAAAACGAAGGTCAGGTAATACCAAGTATTGCAGGGTTGGCGTGCTATTTAGGCATTGCTCGCTCTACTGTTTATGAATACGCAAAGCAGGATAGTTACTTAGGTCATGAGTTTTCGGACACGTTAGACGGAATTATGGCATTTCAGGAAATGAAGCTAATTAATAGCGGATTGACTGGCGACTTTAACGCAACAATCACTAAGCTAATGCTTGCCAATCATGGTTACAGTGAGAAGCAGGAAGTGGATCACAAGTCATCTGATAGCTCAATGTCACCAACAAAAATAGTTCTGGTTGCTGGGGGTAGCAATGACGGTAGCGAGGATTGAAATTCCACCTAAACTGGTTCCAGTTTTCGAGAACGAAGGTGTGCGATACCGTGGCGCATATGGTGGGCGTGGCTCCGCAAAGACGAGAACATTCGCATTAATGACAGCTATCCGTGGCTATATGGCTGCAATGAATGGTCAATCTGGGGTGATACTTTGCGCTCGTGAGTACATGAACTCACTTGAAGAATCCTCGATGGAAGAAGTTAAACAGGCTATCAGGTCTGTGCCTTGGCTAAGTGATTTCTACGAGCTTGGTGAGAAATACATTCGCACTAAGTGCCGCTCAGTTAGCTATGTTTTCGCAGGGTTGCGACATAACTTAGATAGCATCAAATCCAAGGCGAGAATATTAATCGCTTGGGTGGATGAGGCTGAATCCGTGTCAGAGACGGCATGGACGAAACTGACCCCCACTGTTCGTGAAGCTGGTTCTGAAATATGGGTGACATGGAACCCTGAGAAAGATGGCAGCGCAACAGACAAGCGCTTTAGAAAGGAGCCACCCGATAACGCAATTATTGTCGAGATGAACTACGATGATAACCCATGGTTCCCGTCAGTGCTTGAAGAAGAACGCTTGAGCGACCAATCCCGCCTAGACCCGAACACATACGCATGGATATGGGAAGGCGCTTATCTTGAAAACTCTGATAAGCAGGTGTTAGCGAATAAATACGTTGTTAAATCGTTCCCTGATGACCTGTGGAAGAACGCAGATAGGTTGCTTTTCGGTGCCGACTTTGGTTTTGCTAAAGACCCTAACACGCTTATTCGCATGTTTATCTTAGATGACTGCCTGTACATCGAGCGCGAGGCTTACGGTGTAGGCGTTGAACTTGACCACATGCCAGCTTTTTACGATGAAATACCCGAAGCTCGTAAGTGGCCTATCAAAGCCGATTCAGCGCGTCCGGAAACAATCAGTTATCTGAAGCGACAGGGATTTAATATTTCAGCCGCTAAAAAGTGGCAGGGCAGCGTAGAAGATGGCATCACATACTTGCGTGGTTTCAAGCAAATTATCATTCATCCTCGCTGTAAAGAAACAGCAAAAGAAGCCCGCCTCTACTCATACAAAACAGACCGCATCACTGGTGAAGTGCTTCCCGTCATTGAGGATGCGTATAACCACTGTTGGGATGCGGTTAGGTATGGGCTTGATGGGTATATCACGCAAAAATCTAACGCAGGTCTACTGGTTCCAAAAAGATTGCTGAGGCGATAATGCAAGAAAACATGAAACTAGCCGTCAATCACTTAGTGAATGATGCGATAGCTCGTGCCCGTATGGCTTTGGTAAATCCAACCATGGGGCTTGATGCTAAGCGATCATCAGCTTGGTGTGAATACGGATTTAAACAAGATTTAACCTTTGATGATTTATACAAACTATTTCGCCGTGGTGGGATTGCATACGGCGGAGTGACTAAACTAATTGGTACATGTTGGAAAACAGCACCACAGGTTATTGAAGGTGAAAAAGCAGATAAATCTAAAGATGAGACTGGTTGGGAAAAATCTTTCAAAAAAACAATTAACAAGCGCATATGGAAAGAGTTTAAAGAGGCAGATCAGCGTCGTCTTGTAGGTCGCTATTCTGGCCTAATCCTTCACATCAATGACAATGGTAAATGGCACGAGCCGGTTAAAGCCTCCAAGCTTTTGAGAAAGGTTACTCCTGCATGGGCTAGTGCGATAAAACCTACTGAATGGGTGACTGATATTAACTCGTCTGATTACGGTCAGCCTAAGATGTGGCAATACACCGAGTCATTACCGAATGGTGGAACTAGGAATATCAATATTCATCCTGACCGAGTGTTCATTCTTGGTGATTACTCCATTGATGCGATTGGCTTCCTTGAGCCGGCATACAACGCATTTGTGAGCCTTGAAAAGGTTGAGGGCGGTTCTGGTGAGTCATTCCTCAAGAATGCCGCCAGACAGCTATCAGTTAACTTTGACAAAGAAGCCAAAATTGATGATTTAGCAAGAGCATACGGCGTTGAAACGTCAGAGTTGCAGGAGATTTATAACGATGTCGCTAGGGAAATCAACATAGGCAATGACGCAGTTCTGATCACTCAGGGCGCTAACGTGAACCCGTTAGTTACTGCTGTATCAGACCCAACTCCTACATATAACGTCAATCTTCAAACTGCCGCCGCAGCAATGGATATCCCATCGAAAATACTTGTCGGCATGCAAACAGGTGAAAGAGCGAGCACCGAAGACCAGAAGTATTTCAATTCACGCTGTCAGTCGCGCAGGGAGGGTGAGCTTTCATTCGAAATAGAGGACTTCATTGACCACTTAACACGAATCAAGGTTCTAGAGCCTATTGTTGAGAAAACGGTTATTTGGGATGACCTGAACGAGCAATCAGCTACTGAGAAGCTCGATAGTGGTGAAAAGATGAGCCGTATAAATCAAGCATCACTAGCAACTGGCGAGCCTGTATTCACCGTTGAAGAGATTAGAACGGCAGCAGGGTATGAGAATGATGGTAGCGACCCGCTAGGTGAATTCGATGAAAATCCAGAAGATAAGGACCGCGATAAGAGTAGGAACGAAAGCCGATCCGACAGCGGTTGATAAATTGGAGCGCGGAGCAATGAAAGCCTTTGCAAAGCGCATTAAAAAAGTATCACAAGGCTACATACAGCTACTCAATAGAATCCCATCCGAGCCTGTAGTTAATAAAAAATACCAATTCGACCTAGACCCTAATTATCTGTCAATCATCTTGAGAGATGGTGAGCTCATGGTCGATGAGGTGTTATTGCAGGGTGGTGAATTCAATAACTTCTTTTTCAATGAGTACGTCAGCACAGCATATGAGCGAGGAACGGCGCAGGAATATGCAAACCTAGCGCAGCAATCGACAGCATATGCAGCGACGCAACAAAGCGTAGCAACGATATTGCTTAGTGAGCCTTATCAGCTTCGGATGGCGTTAGTTCGGGCTAGGGTGTTTGAAGAAATGAAAGGGCTGTCTGCGCAAGTCAAAGCAGATATGGCGCGCATTCTTACCGATGGTATAGCGAGGGGGCTAAATCCTCGTGAAGTTGCTAGAAATCTGAATGAGCAATCAGGCATAGAAATCCGTCGTGCTAATCGAGTGGCCAGAACGGAAATCACAACGGCATTACGCCGAGCCAGAATGGATGAGGCTGATGAGGCTAGTGAAGTTCTAAACCTTGAAACTCGGCAGGTCCACATATCCGCGCTTAGTCCAACAACACGACCTAATCATGCGTCACGTCACGGCAAAATATTTACTACTGACGAGCAGCGTGATTGGTGGGCTAGAGATGGCAATTCAATTAACTGCAAGTGCTCGACGGTGACTATTCTGACCGACAAAGAAGGTAGGCCTTACAACGATACATTGCTCAATAAACTGAAAGAGGAAAAAGAAACCATGAAAGAACGTGGTTACCAATGGGCGGAGGAATAACGATGCCGATTCAAGTAAACGTCACGACCAAGGTTAATAGCGCATCAATCAGGCGTGAAACCTATAACGGCCGTGAGCACATCATCATCCCGAGTTACACACTGCCAGCAAACGTGATCATGAATGGAGGATTGTATCCAAGCACTGAAATCGATGCTCATTACAGAGGTCTAGAAGGCACTCTTGCTCCACTTGGGCATCCGACGGTAAATGGTGAGTTTGTATCAGCTTTGTCGGCTGAGGGCATCAATCAGGGGCATATTGGGGCGTGGAATCGAAATGTAGAGAAGGTCGGTAATCGAATCTATGTCGAAAAGTGGATTGATGTAAACAAGGCAAAAGAATCTGAAGGTGGTCGCGAAGTTTTGGCAAGGGTAGAAGCGCTGGAAAGCGGAGAAAGCTCAGAGCCAATTCATACCAGCGTGGCTGTTTTCTTGGAGAAACTCGAAGCCAACGAAGAACAGAAAGCGCAAGGCTATAACTGGATTGCAAAAATTCACAGCATGGATCATGACGCAATATTACTTCATGAATCTGGTGCAGCAACACCAACTCAAGGTGTTGGGATGATGGTTAATGCTGACCAAGCAACTGAGATGCAAATCAATAACGGTGCGCTTACTGGCGAAACCTATCGCGAGAAAGAACACAAGTTAACGATGGCGGCTCGCAAGCAGTTTGCTACTGGTAATGAGTTTGTATGGGTATCTGATTTCACTGATACACACGCAGTCATCATCGTAGATAACGGCACGGCCAAATTGCATTCCTACACTAACGAAGATGGCGTTATCACATTTGATACTCAAGGCGAAGAAGTGGAGCGCCAAGAGTCATGGGTCAAAGTGGTAACAAATAAACTTAAATCGGTATTCAGTAAACCGCAGGCAAGCCCTGCAATCAATAACAGTACGGAGGGCGACATGCCTTTAACTCAAGAAGAAAAGAAAGAACTCGTAGGTGATATTGCTCAGGCATTAGCAGCGAACCTTGCTGAGCAACTAAAGCCAATCAATGAAAAGGTTGATGCGTTACAGGTTAACCACAAGAAGCTGGAAGAATCATTAACCGCAAACCAACGTGCAGAAGAAGCCGAAATGCGCAAAGAGGTAGCAGCTAAATATGGCGAAGTGGTTGCAAATTCACTACAAGGCCAAGCATTAATCGATATGCACAAGCAACTCGGTGAAGCAGCATCATTAGCTGGCAACTCAGTCGCACAGCAAGAGCAAGTTGGCGCACCAAACCCAGCGGAATACTTTAAGGGAGCTCAATAATGGCCACTAGTCGTTACCGCCGTGTAAATCTTGACGGCAAATCAATCACAGAAACACGCGCAGCAAAGGCGAATGTGTTGCCCGGTACTTTCGTGGTTATTGATGCAGATGATGAGTTTGCACAAGCCACAGCATTAACTGGTCGCATCTACATTACCAATCCAGCGTATCACCAAGGTCTGACAATTCGTGATGCTATTCCTGCTGGTGACTCTGTTGTCGGTGAGTATGTAGAAGAAGGTCGAGAGTTGGCTGTATTGGTTCCTGCTGGAACTTATAAAAAAGACTCTCCGATCAAGCTCGGTGCTGATGGTAAAGGCGCTCTTGCATCTGCTGATACAGAATCAGTAATTGGCTACTCTCAAGATGAAGTGACGCTAAAAGATGATGATTTCATTCGTGTTCGCTTTCGTGTTGGCACTGTAGCTACTGCAACTACTGATTAATAAAAGGAAAAAACATGTTTTATACTGCTGAAACTTTAGCAACAAATAGCCGACTGCAACGTCAGTGGGATAGCCTATGGGCTACACGTAATATCTATAACACGCAACATAACTTGATGATTAACCAGTATCAGAACGTGATGGACGGTGAGACGTTAGCGGCAAACCAAGTTGGCGGCTTCACTCGTGAATTTTGGGCTGAGATTGACCGTAATATTATCCAACTCCGCGACCAAGAAACAGGCATGGAAATCGTCAATGATTTAATGGGCCTGCAAACAGTGTTACCAATTGGCAAAACAGCGAAACTGTATAACGTGGTTGGCGATATTGCTGATGACGTATCAATCAGCATCGATGGTCAAGCACCATATTCGCATGATCACACTGGATACGACTCAGACGGTGACCCAATTCCAGTATTCACCGCAGGTTATGGTGTTAACTGGCGTCATGCGGCAGGGCTAAGCACTGTTGGCATCGACTTAGTGTTAGATTCTCAAACCGCGAAGATGCGCCAATTCAACAAGAAAATTGTTAATTACTTCCTGAATGGTGACGACAAAATCAGCGTTGATGGTTACAAAGGCCAAGGCATGAAGAATCACCGCAACACAGCGAAAATCGACTTGGGAGCTTCTGGTGCTAATATCGATTTAACCACTGCTGACTTGCCTGCATTGTTAGCGTTCTTTGGTTTTGGTGGTGCGTTCGGCCAGACTGCATTCAACAACAAAGTAGACGCTTACGATGTTATGTGGGTGAGCTATGAGGCATGGGGTAACCTGATTAAGCCTACAGTGGTTGCGGTTGGCGCAGGTGCTGGTAATAGCGTAGTGAATGGTCGTGTTATCGATACATTACTGCCGTATGCTGGCGTGAAAGAAATTCGCCCGACTTATGCGCTTAAAGGTACTGAGTTCATTGCGTATCAGCGTCGCAAAGATGTGGTGACTCCTTTAGTTGGCATGGCGACTGGTGTTGTTCCTAAGCCTCGTTTTATGCCACAGGATAACTACAATTTCCAAATCATGTGCGCGGCAGGTCTGCAAATCACTCGTGATGGCGAAGGTAAGTCTGGCGTGGTTTATGGCGCGAAACTGAGCTAAGGAGATAAAAATGGCTAAGTATGAAGTTATTATCCCTTGGTATGGTGTCGAAAAAGGTGAGGTTGTTGATATTGAAAGCCTTCACCCCGCACTGAAACCAAATGTTCGGAAGTTATCAATTGAGGCTGCTGAATTAGTCCCATCCACACCGAAAGCCAAGTCGAAGAAAGACAAAGAAGAATAGCCGCGAAAGCGGTTTTTTATGCCCTCGAAAGAGGGCTTTGCTTTGTGAGGTAATCATGATCACAAAAGAGCAAGCCAAAGAATACCTGACGGGGCAGGGCATAGAGTTGCCTGATTTTATTCTCGACGCGTTGATTGCGCAGGTCGGCAGCATTCAGGAATGCCTTGATAAGCATTATCCAGAGGCAACCGCACTATTGATTCAGATGTATTTGCTTGCGCTGATGGCACTTGGTCAGGGTGATAAGTATATCAGCTCGCAATCAGCCCCCAACGGTGCGTCACGGTCATTTCGGTATCAATCCTTTGGTGATAGATGGAAAGCGGCTATATCGCTTCTACGTAGCTTAGATAAGTACGGATGCGCTAATGGTCTAATCCCCTCTGACCCGACCCAAACAGCACATGCTGGATTGTGGATAGCTAAAGGTGGCTGCATGTGTGGAGGTGGTCGATGAGCACTACCGCTAACTGGTCATATACCAATGTCGCTACTGTTTACCCTGTCATTCATGGTGGCGGCGAGTGGGGGGATGAAACCACCTACGGGCTTCCTTATCTTATTGACTGCACATGGCAATCTAGCAATGAAGTTGTGAAAGATGACATGGGGAAAGAGTTTGTTACCAACAACGTATTTTTCACTGAGTTAAAACGCAACGGCGTAGATGTACAAAAGCCAGAGCGAGGTTTCTACATTGCCAAAGGCGATACCACTTCTCAATCTGACCCTAGAGTCGCAGGAGCTGACATCATCATCACAGTTAAAGAAGATGATATGAGCTTTTTCGGGGAAGATCCCGATTATGAAATAAGGACTTGATATGGCTGGCAGAGTTAGAGGGCTTGACCGTGCAAGGCGCAATACACAAGCGTTTATTAACGCAACAACAAAAAAAGCGGAAGCAGCAATACATAAAGCGATCCTTGTCGGTGCTGAGCTGTCTGCTGTGTATACCCCTATTGACACATCAACGCTAATTAATTCGCAGTTTCGCGAAACTAAAGTGAGCGGCACTCGCATAACGGGGAGGGTTGGTTATAGCGCAAGTTATGCGGTGTATGTCCATGATCCTAAAGTGAAGCAAAACTTTAAGCGTAGTTCAGCAAAAAAAGAGTTTTTGAAATCTGCATTTGAAGAGTCCGAGGCTCGCATACATGAAGTGATAACAAGGGAGCTGAGAGTGTGATTATTGATGATTTTCTTGACTACTTAAAGCGCGGTGGACTTACTGATGGATTCATTGTTCAACGCTTAGACTGGAAAGAGAGGAAAGATACCAAAATCCAGCAGTATATTGTTATCCGTCCCGCCAGTGGTTCTGGTCGGTTGGGTGAGTTGAGTGCTGATGATTATGTCGATGTTATTGTCGTTTCTGCACAAGATGACCCGATCCCCGCATTAACTCGCGCTGATGAAATACTCAAGTATGTCGCAGCAAACCCCAGCGACTGTAATCTCAACTCAGTTTTTAACATGGGTGGCTTGCCGTCAGGCATTGTAACCACAGAAAACCGAACGATATTCAGACTCTCATTCCGCTGCTTATCATAAACAAACAAATATCAAACGAGGTCGCTAATGTGCGGCCTTTTTATTTTCTATAGAAAGAGGTAAACACATGGCTAACTGCCCCGTACAAACTAACAAGCTCATTGGTCGCAATGCAGTTATTCGTATTGCTCCTGGCTGCCCTGACCAAGCTCCAGCGCAGTCTGCATTTAAGCGGATTGGCGCGATTACAACAAAGTCCTTTGATTTATCACCAAATTCGATTACGTCAGAGGCAGACGATACAAAAGGCCTAATAGAAAACATTGTTACCAACATGGATCTCTCTATCTCATTCGACGGAGAGTATCGCAAGAGAGACAAAGACACTGACTTTGGGCCATTAAAGCTATTGCAGGAAATCCCTAAAGAAGTCCAAATGGGTCGCCAGCCTGCTTATTGGGTGCAAATGGACTTTACTGGTGAAGATGCAGTGGTTCTTCAAGGGTATTTTGTATTCACATCTTGGTCTTCTGAGTTTCCAGCATCAGAAATCGCCACTTACTCGGGAGAGTTAAAAGTATCTGATGCTGACTCGATTGAATGGCTAGTTGAGGAAGTTGCAGTAACAGGAGTATCAGTCACGCCCGCAACATTGAGCGTAAAAGCAGGTGAAACAGGCACGTTCACAGTTAACTTCACGCCAACAGATGCAACCAATAAGAGCTACACGGTTGTAAGTGATAAGACCAACTTTGCAACAGTAAGTAAGCTAGCGAATGTTGTCACTGTCACAGGCGTAGCAGCAGGAACAGCAAATGTAACTGTCACATCTGAAGATGGTGCGAAAACAGCTAAGTGTGTAGTCACTGTCACGGCTGCTTAATATTACAAAGGGTGCTTTCGAGTGCCCTTGATAATATTTTCAGGGGGAAAAATGGCAGCAAGAAAGGAATATGGCGAATTCATAATATCAACGCCTGACAAAGATTATTTTTTCAAGCCTTCATTTGATGCGATGACAAGAATAGGAACGCCAGAGCAGATTGTTAATGCACTTACTCTGATAAGCGGGGCGGAGGCTCAGGCATTAATTGCTCGCGCCAAACATGCTTATGGAGAGGTTCCTGATTGGCTATTTAGAGCGTTAAAAAAACCAGCCTACGGACGCAGCGTTTTATCAACATCAATGATGGTGATGCAAGCTTGCTGTAATGATGATTGCGATGAGCTGATAGGCGAGTGGAAGCCAAGTAGAAATGGCTCAACATACAGGCTAGGCAAGATGCCTGTCGCATCCATAATTGTGCTGGCTAATGAGTTAATGATGCATGGCATTGTTGGCAAAGTAAAGGTTAGAAAGCTTCAGCGTAACGAAGGTAAAAACGAATTTACAGATAGCTTTAATGCTATTGAGTACATCAATGCTGCTCGAGCTCATTTTGGAATGAGTCGTGAGGAGGCGGAGCAATTAACCATGACCGAGTTCGTCATGATGCTAAAAGCTAAATATCCAGACGAGAAGGGTTTCACTCGCGAAGAATATGATGAAATCATGAAAGCCGATGACCAGCGTAATGAAGAGCTGGCAACAGGCAAGCGCCGATTGGTGAGTAGGAAATAACACTAAGTGGGGCATCAATGCCCCTAGGAGGATATATGAACATAATCAAAATCAAACCAACTCGTAACCAGCATTGCCCATGTGGTAGCGGAATTCGCTATAAGTGGTGTTGTGGGAAGTTGAAATAGGAGGATTTATGGCTAGCAAGAGGGAAATTCTATATGACTTAATTGAGTATAGGAAATCGGCGGATGCTTTGTATTATGATTTATATGAAGTTTCGACACTGGCATTAAAATTACTTGCTCCATTAGAACAAAAAGCACATAAATCGAGAACGGACGAAGATATGCAGTTTCTTGAGAAAATCCATCAACTTACTCATAAGATAACAGATTGTATAAAACATTCGAATGAGTATGCGGAAGAGGGGCTTAAATCATATTCTCGCGCGCTTAGAAGCATTGGTGATTATTGATCATAAAACGAGTAGATGTCATTGTGTATGTATACAGTGGTTTGGCGCTATGACTGCATTCTACGAGTTATTTTTATGTAGGTGTGGATTGCTCAGAGTCTAGCAAGAGTCTAGCTATGTCTCTTTTGATAGTTAGGCCGATAGTCTTTGAAGTGTTATGGGTAGACTATCTTCACAACCGGGGTTGTTAAGTTAACTTAAAAACTCTAATATACTCCAAGGTATATTTAGCAATTTGATAAGGCATGAAAATGAATCCTTTACTAAAACATTGTTATGCAGCGATTTTATCGGGTGGAATACTGAGTGTTCCTTCGTATTCGCTCGCTGACGTATGTAACGATAAGGAGTCGCATGTCATGAAGAGAAATGTGATTGATAATGTTACAGAGCTTAAGGCTGAGTATGCAGAAAGAAATCAGATAGTGGCTAACCTAGCCGATCAGATTAATGCATATTACTTTAGCTTGTTGGAAATGGACGAGGATCAAATCCGTGGCGTTATGATACAAAACGGACTAGAAGAAAATAAAGCTTGCGAAGCTGTCTTGAGAGGGTTTGAAAATGTTCTCAGGGTTAGGGTTAAGCAAGACGACTTGTCCGACGAAGAAAAAACGGAAATGAAGTCATACTTGCGAACTGTTGCTAAGGCTAGATATGCAATAGCTCGCTTAAATGATTTCTCTCGTCAGTTATTCACTATCCCTAAAACGTTCGAAAGTGATATAGACTTTAATGCTTTGAGGGAATTAGCTGATTACACAACCAATAAAATAATTTCAGGCGACTACTCCTTTACTGGCTAATTCATGGACGAAATAGAAGTAACTATAAACGAGCAAACAAGAAATCAATTTTTTGGCGACTTATTCCAAAAACATTTAGATCTCGAAGCTAAGCTACTCAAAGACTTTAAAAAGTATAAGTCAGGTGAGGGGATTCCTAGTTATTTCGGAAGAGATGTTTCATACGTTAAGCCATATTCAGCTGAAAAAGCTTGCTTGATGCATATTCATTTAAAAATACCACCAGATAAATTTCCAGATGATAGAGTTCAATATTATAGAACTCACAAAAAAGGAAATCCTGAAAAAGATATCTGCTTGGTGTATGTGCAAGGGCTTCTTGAAGATCACCGATACTCAATTATAGCCATACTACATCCTGATGCTCACCTGAAAGCACAAGACTATAAGGTCATGGATGAGCTGGCGCAAATAGCCCAAAAATTTAGAGATGAAAACTAACCCACTCCGGTGGGTTTTTTGTTGCCTGAATTTCTCAACTTATTGATATAGTTTGATTATAACGAATCGTGAGAATTGATAGCCCGTCTTTGGGCTTGTAATCCAGATCACATATCACGCCTCTTAACTGAGGTATTTTGCTTTGTTTTGCGTCACCCTCGGGCTATCATAAATTAAATTAATAAAAACTGAGGTGAGGGTGAGATGAGAAAGGTATTGATAATTGGTGCGGTGGTTGCTTGTGCATTGGTTATTGGAGGCGGCGTTTTTGTTAATTTGGCTCCAGATAGTAAAGTTCAAAATGAAGTTATTGCAAATTACTGTGCAGAAATGACTAGGTCACTAATGAAGTCGCCATCATCGTATAAACTTATAAGTTATCGAATTGATCAGTACGCACCAACAGAAGATGAAATTAGAGAACAATTGAAAATATATAAAAGCTTAAGTGATAAAGATAACGCCATATGGGCTGTCGTTGTTGCATACGAGAGGTACTCAGCTAAAAATCCAATGGGCGTTGAGCTTGTTGGTGCAGCACAGTGTGAATTCATGAGAGTTGAGCTAGGCACTTCATCTATGTATTCAGCACATAAGCTAACAATAAATGGAAAATCAATTGATGGTCTTGACTTTATACTTGCAGATACTGATGCAGGTAAAAAAGTAGGAAAATTATCTAACGATATCACCTTTATGCAAAAGCTAAACTACCGAATCAGCAGTTTAAATAAATAGATGTAATTACTGAAAACATAGCCCTGCCGTTTGGCGGGGTTTTTATTTTAGCTAAAGGCCTCGTCGCGTTGACGGGGCTTTCTTTTTTCTAGGAGAAAGAAATGTCAACGAATCTAGGCGAGATAGTATACGACGTATCGATGGATGTTCAGCAGCTACTTGTTTCCCAACGTGTGCTTGAACAAAGACTAGGCCGACTTGATAGTAGCTTCGATAGAACATCTCGTTCAGTTGATAATGCCAGCGAATCGATGTTCAGTTTTTCAAAAGCGGCAATGGCTGTCACGTCTGCAATAAGTGCTGGTGTCATCATTAATGCTGTAGACGAGTGGGGGCAAATGGCTGCTCGTATAAAAATGGCATTAAACTCGGCAGAGGGAAGCATCGAAAAGTATGGAGAAATACAGAAGAGATTTCTTGAAATTAGCAATAGAAATGGTAAGGCTGTAGAGACAACTCAAGAAATTTACGCCGGATCTGCATCTGCAATGAAAGAGCTCGGCTATAACACAGAACAAACAATTGATTATATTGAATCACTTTCCTCTGCATTCACTTTAAATGCAACAAGCGCCATGCAAACAGAATCAGCAACTAACGCTCTAAATCGAGCAATGGTGACTGGTGTTTTAAGGGGGAACGATTGGCATTCTGTATTAAACGCTATGCCGTCTGTTGTGGGTAACATTGCCAAAGAATTATCTAAGTTACGAGGAGGGGTTAAAGTAACGGAGAACGATGTTAAGAAAATGGCAATGACAACTGGCGTTTCAATGAAGTTATTTATTGATTCCATGAGGGGCGCGAAAGATGAAAACAATGCATTGGCTGACTCGATGGACAACACTGTTGCAGATGGCTTCACAAAACTAGCGAACTCAGCCAAAGCATACTTTGGGGAAATTAATCAGGGCCTTGGGGTAACAAGAACAATGTCTGCTGGTTTTGCCGTTCTGTCAGAAAACTTTGATAAAGTTGCTTCGGCAGCAGCTATTGCTGCCATTGTGATTGGCTCAAGATACGCAACATCTCTGTCGGCATCGGTCAAAGCTAAGTTCTCTGATATAGCCGCAAGTACCGCACAAGCAAAAGCAACACATCAAGCAGCACTAGCAGATCAATACGCTGCTACAACAAAAGTAAGAAAGACTTGGGCAGACAAAGAGGCCGCACTATCAGCAGTTGCTTTGGCTCAGGCTGAGTATCAGGTGGCTAGAGGGTCTGCGGCAGAAGCGCTAGCTCTAGATAACCTGATAGCAAAAAAAAGAATAGCAACAAATGCGTCAATAGCACACACACAGGCTGAGAAAGCAGAGGCGGCGGCTATCGCAAACACCGCTACAGCAGCAAGGGCGGCTAGTTTCGGTGTAAATGCGCTTAAGTCTGGTTTGGCATTGCTTGGTGGCCCTTTAGGGGTTGCAATGCTGGCTGGAGGTGCTCTTTTGTACTTTTGGCAAGAGGCGGAGACAGCTAAACAGAAGGCATTAGATTTTGCTGATGCAATCGAAGAATTAAAAAACAAAATCAAAGAGATGTCTTACGAGTCACTGAAAGGGGCAATCGCAGATGCCAATGACTCCATTGATGAACAAAAGAAAGTTATTGAAGAGCTTGAGGAAGAGCTAGAGGGGTTAAGAACTAAATATAAATATCTAAAAACAGATTATCGCGGTTGGGTAGATGTGTCATCTAAGTTGGCGGATGCTCAAAGGAAAGTAGATCAAAAAACTAGAGATCTAAAAGAAGCACAAGACAAATTAGCAAGAACAACCAAGTTTGTAACCATGGCCACTGAAGAGATGACGTCTAAAGTGTCTGATGCCACCTCGGTATTTACAGAGTCAATCAGCAAAGGTAATTCACTTGCTCAATCTGTCGGCTTGTTGGCAGCTAAACTAAAAGAGGCTGCTGATGCGCAAAGGGATTTGAACGATGCGCAGGGGGAGATGCCAAAAACGGAAGCTGGTGAGAAATATATACAAAGCCTGAAAGACCAAAATAAATTATTGGAAATTCAGGACAAGAAAAAGAGAGCAATAACAAAAGCAGAAATAGAAGCAAAAAAAGTAACAGAAAATCCAGAACAAATCGAAGAGGCTAAAAAATTAGCGGAGAAAAACTACGAGCTAACCGAAGCAGAAAGAAAGCGTGAATCAGCAGCAAAGAAATCAACATCGTCTGACGAATCAGAAGCAAAGAAGCGCGCAACACAACTCGCCGAATTAGCCAACGCAAACAAAGTCGCGGCGCTAGAAACAAAAGGCTTGCACAGAGAAGCAGCGATACTTGAAGCAGTTTTAAAACTTGGCAAAAAAGCCACGAAAGCGCAGATTGAAGAAATATCTGAGCTTGCTGGAAAGGAGTTCGACTTAAAACAGGCCATCAAAGATAGGGAGGATGCTTACAAGCAAAATGCTGGACTGCAAGCATCAAGAGAGCAGAAGTTAGCATTAGAGCAGCTAGATAGGCAACTTAACGCTAATCTGATCACAGAAGAAATGTATCATAAACGTAAATATGAAATTGCTTCTGAATACGCTAACAAAATCGCAGAAATTAAAGTCAATAGCACAGTCAACAACATCGAAGAAAATCGAGCCAAATTCGACCCCATCCAAGCTTTAGCAAATGAACAAGCTAAAAAGCTGGTGATGATGGAGAACTTCCATAAACAAGAGCAGGCGTTACTTGAAGAGGCTTATGCAAAACAGCAAATGACTCACGAGCAGTTTACTGCTGCAAAAGAGGCGACAGATGCTCAGTATTTAATGTTGAGGACAGCTTCTCAGAACGAATTCAACAAGCAGATGACCGAGGCGGGATGGCAAATACTGAGACAGCAAAATCTCGGTTTTGAAATGCTCACAGGCGCTATTGATTCGTTTTCCGGTAACGCATCCAATGCTCTTACAGGCATCATTACTGGCAGCATGTCAGCAGAAAATGCTTTGCGCTCAATGGGAAGCACGATATTAAACACACTTGTAAACTCGTTTGTGCAAATGGGTGCTGAGATGGTGAAGAACTTCATTTTATCTCAAACGCTCGGCAAAGCATCAGCGATGGCAGCAGCCGCAACAGCAACAGCAGGAGGAGCGGCAGCATTGGCAGCATGGACTCCGGCGGCAATCGCGGCCTCTATAGCAACGTTAGGTACGGCCTCGGCAACTGGATTGACGGCATTTCAAACTGCGATGGCCGGTGGGCAGATGGCAAGTAAGCTTTCTGGCCTTGGCACTCAAGCAGTGGGCATGGCATTTGGCGGAGGGCGTGAAAGCGGCGGCCCAGTATCAGCGGATAAATATTACCGAGTCGGTGAAAATGGCAAGCCTGAAATCTTCAAAGCCAGCACTGGCAAGCAATACATGATACCGGGTGATAATGGGAGAGTTATATCGAATAAGGACATCGGAGGAGGTTCTGGCGGGGGAGCAACAATATATCAAGAGAATCATTTCACTATTCACACAACTAACGGGATAGATGATGCAACAATGAAGAAAATGCAAGAAATGATGAAAACAACTGCATTACTTCAAATCAAAGACCAAAAGCGCCCGGGTGGAATGTTAAGTTAATAAGGAGAGGTAGTTATGAGTAACAAACGTTTAGAACAAGGAGACTGGTTTGACCCCAATATTTAATTGGGTGCCTCAGAAAGATTTCACTGTCACAGAAACCCCCAATGTATCCGTCGTTACCTTTGGTGATGGCTACGAGCAGCGCCAACAAAAAGGCATTAATCCCATACTTTCTAAATATTCCGCACTAACTTTTATTGGTGTCGATGGGTTATGCGGAAAACCGAATGTAGCAAAAGAGGTTAGGTCTTTTTTGAAGGCGCGAGGGGCGGTGGAATCTTTTTTATGGACACCTTCCGATACAGGGCTACAAGGGCGCTATGTTTGCCGTAGTTGGTCCTATTCGAAAAACGGAATAATTCACAAACTAACGGCAGATTTTGAAGAGGTGACCCGATGAGAAATATCCCGAAAGAAATGATAATTCCCACTGTAGATGCCGGAGTTACAGCGATACTCGATTTATTTGAGTTGAATTTACAAAACCTAGGTGGGGATATTATTCGTTTTTATGGTGGCGTAAATGAAAATTATGAAAATCTAATTTGGCAGGGGAAAGAATATCAGGCCCATGTAATCAAAGCGGAAGGGTTTGAGTTCAAAACATCAGGGGTATCGTCAAAACCAACGTTAACAGTCAGTAATCTATTCGGCTTTATGACAGGTTTGAATAGTGACTTTAATGACATTGTTGGCGCTAAATTAATTCGCCGACAGGTGCCAGCGACAGCGCTTGATGCAATTAATTTCAAAGATGGCAACGCAAGTGCAAACCCCACATTAGAGGCGGTGTCATGGTATATCGTTGATGAGATGATAGAGGAAACAGCCGAGCAAGTTACTTATGCTTTGGCATCACCCTCTGAAAGTGATATCGCGATTATTCCAGCTCGCACAATACTTGCTGATGTCTGTACATGGGTTTATCGCGGGGAGGGCTGCCGTTACACTGGAAAGCCTGTTGCTGATGAGTTTGATAAGCCAACATCAGATCCACTAAAAGATAGATGTTCTCATTCCAAAGCAGGTTGTCGACTACGCTTTCCAAAACCCGAAGTATTACCGATTGGGCTATTTTCGAATAGTAACAAGGTGGGTTAATGCTAGAACATGAGTGCATTAAATATGCGTCTGAGAGCCATTTAGAGCAGTGTGGATTGATCATTGATAATTCGTATTTGTTTAAATGTAAAAACTCGCACAGTGAGCCAGAGAAGCATTTTCGCATTAGTGGCGGGGATTGGTCGGAGGCTGAAAAGCTAGGAGAGGTAACTGCTGTTTTTCATTCCCACCCTAAAGTGAAGCTTAGGCTATCTGCCGCAGACAGAAAACAGCAACTCATGACAGGGCTTGATTGGTGGCTTGTTAGCGATAATAGGTTGCGTGTATTTGAGCCTGTTCCTCATCTCCTTGGTAGACATTTTGAACATGGAATTACGGATTGCTACACGCTGTTTAGAGATGCATATCATTTATGTGGCGTCGACTTGCCCGAATTCGAAAGGTCTGACGGCTGGTGGCTGCGGGATGAAAATTTGTATATCAAAAATCTCCCAGAAAATGGCTTTTATCAAGTCGAACTCTCGGATATTCAACCACTCGATATCATCATTCGTTCGCCATTTTACGGAGCGAATCCAAGCCACGCCATGGTCTACCTTGGTGACAACATTGCAATTCACCACGATTGCGCGGGGAATTTAAGCCGAAGAGAGGCTCTAAGGCAGGGGCACTGGCGCACGACACATTCCATTTGGAGGTATGAGAAATGGTTAAATTTGAATTCGGAGGGCATCTTCGAAGATATTTTAGCGACCTCAATATGAGCACAGACAGTATTAGCCGAGGATTGCGAATATTGTTTGGGCAAGATATAGAATTTAGAAAAGCGTTTACACAATCTCAGATGCATATCAGCATTAACAATCAAAACGTCCACCCTGACGAATTATCATTTCATTTCGAACGAACGTTACCCGATAACACAATTGTTAAGTTTACTCCCGTAGTGGAAGGGGCTATAGCAGGAGGTATCGCAACGTGGGTTGTTGTTGGACTTGTCGCAGCTTCTATTGCTTTGTCACTTTATACATTATTCAAAACACCTAACAAACCATCATCTACTGACGCACAGTCAGACAAGATAACAAACAACTCATTTTCCAGCGCTGAAAACCTTGTTGGTCAAGGTAGGCCGGTACCTATTTTGCTGGGGGAAATGGTGGTGGGTAGTAACGTGATATCGCTGGGTATCGATACATCAAACAACCAAGATTGGGATATTTCAATAAGTTGAGGTCACTATGTCATCAGGCGGCGGTAAAGCAAAAACTCCTATACTCCTTAATGATAATTTAAAGTCAAAGCAATTTTTACGTGTGCTTGATTTGATATCAGAAGGGCCAATATATGGGCCAGTTGATACAGAGCATATGTCATCAATCATGCTCAATAAGACTCCCGTTACAAATAAGAATGGCGATATTAGCATCAATGGCGTTGCTGCTGCGTGGAGAAACGGAAGCGAGTATCAAGAGCCGATAAATGGTTTTGATTACTTAGAATCCACCGTAATGGTTAACAATGCGGTAACAAAAGAGACACCACTAGTTAGAACGATAACGAATCAAGAAGTTGACAGAGTTCGATTAAATATCGGCGTCAGTAGCTTAGTTAAAACGGACTCAAGCGGTAATCAGGAAAACAGTTCCGTACAGATGGCGATTGAAGTTAAGTCGGGTAACGGTGGGTATGTCACACAAAAAATCGTCACGATAGGCCCCAATAAAATATCAGGAGAGTATTTAGAATCTCACATTATTGAAGCGCCAGAGCAAAAGCCTTTTGATTTACGAGTACGAAGGATTACCGAAGACAGTAACTCAGATTCATTGCAAAACGGCACTATTTGGAATAGCTACACTGAAATAATAGATGATCGGTTATCATATCCATTCTCGGCTATTGTCGGCGTTGTTATCGACAGAGACCAGTTTAAAGATACTCCCACGCGCAATTATCACTACAGAGGGTTGATTGTTGATGTGCCCGATAACTATGACCCAATCAATCGCACATATAACGGAGTTTGGCTTGGTGGTTTCAAGCAAGCATGGACTAACAACCCTGCATGGCTTTATCGAGCACTGATAAAAAATAATCGATATGGACTTGCAAAAAGAGTTGGCTTTGTTGATATCGATGATGGTCGATTATATGCACTTTCTCAGTTTTGCGATCAGCTAGTCAATGATGGTTATGGTGGAAAAGAACCAAGGTTTACGCTCAACGCATATCTAACAAGCCAAGAAAAAGCCAAGGTTATCTTAGATAAAATAGCCTCGTCACTTCGAGGTTCCTCAGTCTGGGATGGGTCTTATTTTTCAATGCTTATCGATATGCCATCAGACCCAGTAGCACTTATCACTAATTCAAATGTTATTGATGGTAAGTTTACTCGAAACTCAACGCCGAGTGACGAGCGCTACAATGCCGTGATTGTATCGTGGGTTGACCCCAATAACGGGTGGGAGACATCAAAAGAATATGTTGCAGATGATGTATCGATTGCGAATGACGGATACAAAGAGACGACAATAGAAGCTTTCGGATGCACAAGCCGAGGCCAAGCTTATCGAGTCGGTAAGTGGCTGCTTGAGACTTCCTTAAGAGAAACTGGGCGAATCTCGTTTTCAATGGCTCGTGATGCTATCTCATTTATGCCGTGTGATATTGTCGAAATCGCTGATAATCAGCACATAGGCACACGAGTTAGTGGGCGCGTAATTTCAAGGAATAAACGCATTATTACCGTTGATGCGCCGATTGAAATTAACGAACAATCAATTACGTTCTCTATGATGGGGGCGCACGGTAAACCTGTTAAATTTGATGTTGATTACATTGATGGAAATAAAATTCACTTACTGTCAGAGCCTGAATATTTCAAAGAACATTCCCCTTTTGTTATTTCGGCCAAAAATCTTAAAACAAAACTCTATCGCATCACGAGCGTGAAAGAAGAAGAGGGTAATGGCAAATATAAAATATCAGCAGCAGAGCATAACCCGAATAAACAAGCGATTGTTGATGAAGGGGCTGTGTTTGATCAACCCACAAATACTATTAATGGCTATCGTGCACCATCAATTGAGCGCTTGCGTGTAATTAGCGTCAATAGCCCAACGGTACAGACCACGGTTGCATGGGAATCATCAACAGTTACAAAAGATTTATCATTCGAGGTTCGAGTGTATAGCAACAACGGCAACGTTGTGTTTGAAGATGAAACAGACCTATTTAGCTATAATTTCTTCGGATTGAATGCGGGAAATTATTTTGTCGGTGTTAAAGCTAAAATAATTAATGGGATGAAGGGCGCAGAATCTCAAATTGAAATGAATATAGGCGCACCACCAAAACCTACTCATATTCAAATCGACTCAATGCACTTTGCACTGAAAGCAACACCGTATATTTCAACTGACAACTCAATTAATACAGTGTTTGAGTTTTGGGGAAGTGAGCAAAGAGTAAGTAATGTTGCCGATATTGAGACTAAAACCAAGAGATTAGGGAAAGGTTCATTTTGGATCAAGGATGGGCTTAAAGAGGGGCAGGAGTATTGGTTTTATATTCGCTCTATAAATCCGTTTGGAGTTTCTGATTTTGTTGAAGCAACTGGCAAGCCAGATAACATTATCAGCGATGTGATTAATGAGCTGGGCGACACCTTCCTCACCACCGAAGCTGGAAAGCAGATGCAAGAGCAGATTGACTTTAGCAAAGACGCGATTGCAGAGCTTGAGCTTGATGCTATTGATGTGAAGCAGAAAGTTGTCAGCATTGACAGAAATGTTGAAGCGGTCAACGAAGCGGTGATGATGAACACTAAGTTCACGACGGAAGTTCATTTCAGTTTGAAAGAAGAAGTTGCTGATAGAAAAGCTGAGATATTCCGCATTGAGCAAGTGCAAGTCACTGACAGAGAGGCCGCTGCGCGCTGGCAAGAGCAGATTACTGCAAAAGTCGATTATAACGCATCTGAAATTCTGAATATCAAAGATGCTCAGTCGAGTTATGAGAAAGCAACAGCGCAGCAAATCAGTCAAGTGAAAGCTGATGTCGACGGGGTTAAATCACGCGTCACAACAGTTGAGACAGCAACTAGCGACTTAGAAAAAGCGCAAGCTAAATTCGAGCAATCAACTACAGCTGAATTCGGCGAGATGCGCGGCTATATCACGCACTTTGAGACGTCATTGTCAAATGTGGAGCTTGCAGTTTCAGAAGCGATTATGCAGACGACAGCTCAAGTGAATCAGCACAGCTCTGAGTTGCTACAGTCGAAAGCAGAAGTTAAGCGTATCGCGAATGCAACAGCGACGAACGAGAAAGCAACGGCTGAGCTAGCAGAGAGCGTGAAAGCGCAATTTGAAGAGGCGCAAGCTGAATTTGTTGATGTGCGTAAATCAATCGCTGAGAAAGACAAGGCACAGTCTGAGCGCACAGAACAAGTACGCGCAGAGCTTGGGAAAGATATCAACGCTAACAAAGAGGAAATAGACAAGACAAACAAAGGGTTGTCAGACATTAGTGCAGCAGTGACAAGCAACACGAAAGCTATCGCTGAGACTGATAAGACGTTGACAGAGCTTGAGCAAGTATCTTCTTCACGCTTTGATAGCAATGAAGCGACGATAGCGAACCTTCAAAACACGCAATCTAACATCGAATCATCGCAAGCTGAAACGACGCTACAACTCGCAGCGCAGCAAACTGAGCAAGGCACTGAGATTTTGCGTGCTAAAGCATCTATTCGTGAAACAAACAAAATCATTGTTGATAACGATAAAGCTTATGCGCAGAAGTTCACGCAAATTGATGCTCAACTCGGTGAGAGCGGTGCTCGTTTTACGCGAGTTGAAGAAGCGCTGGCAGATACTCAGCAATCAGTTGCTAAAAGCCATGAACAACTCAACGCGAAGTTTGACGAAGTTCAAGGCGATTTGAATAAAACTAAAGTCGATACTCAAGCCCAAATTGACGCTCAGAAAGAAGTGATTGCAAAGCAAGACCAAACCATTGCCAAAGTTAACACAGATTTATCTACTCGAATCGGTCAAGCAGAGTCGTCAATCAGTGATAACAAGCAGTCAATCAGCGACAACGAGCAAGCTTTGGCGGATTTCAGTCAGTTGACGAGGGCTGAGTTTGACAGTCAGCAAGCAGCCATTGAGCAGCGTGGGCAAACCATTTTTGACCATAATGGCAATGGCTCAGCAATTTACACAATCAAAACAGGCATCAACTGGAACAATCAGTACTATGATTCGAAGTTCATGATGGGAGCGGAAGTAAAAAACGGGGAGGTCGTAACACAAATCGGCTTCAGCGCTGACAGTTTTGGTATCTTCAATCCATCTAGTGGCAAGCTAGAACCCGTTTTTTTCGTTGAGAACGGACAAGTTATTATCCGTGAAGCGCTTATCGGAGATGCAACAATCACAAGTGCAAAAATCGCTGATGTGCTGCAATCAACTAATTTTAGTGATGCTAACAAAACAGGGTATCAACTCAACATGAGGACAGGCGAGGAGAAAAAATACGGGAATGGGGCACAAGGCTATTGGATAGAAACGAGCGAACTAAAGCAATTATTTAGTCGTGATGGTAAGTTACGGATAAGAATGGGGATGTGGTAATGGGAATGGGATTAGAAATTTATGATGAAAAAGGGCGATTAATCATCGGTGAAGATACGATAGTTCCTCGATATCTTGGGAATTTCAATCTACAACTAGGGAAAGCAGGGAGTTTAAATGTGCCCACAATCACATTAGGAGGGAGAATACTATGTCACTTTTCAATACGCTGGCGTTTCATTATGGGGAATTATTTTGGTGTCAGTACGCCAAATTATCAAAAATATGAAGTGAATGGCTCAACAATTAATTACAGTGTTGATTACCCAATTTATAAATGGGAAAACAACGGAGCAGGAACAGGCGGGACTAGGTTCTATGACAGTTTTACGCATCATGTGACAGTGTGGGCAATATGATTGGACATGAAATTTTCAATGGAAAAGGTGATCTTCAACTCAGGGATGATCTGGAGACAATGTGCCTTCACAAAAAAGTTGAGGATTTCGAATGGGGATTGGAGGAAAGAATATTATTCCCTACAGTTAACACATTAAACGGCTCATATCATGTCGCCCCCATATCGAAAGTTGATTACCCAAAATCCGGTGTAGGCTTAGAAATATTTGGTGCTGATGGGAAAATAAAGTTCTCATCATTAGCTAAATTTATCTCTTTTGCTGGTGAGTATAATGTTACTTGGGAAAACACTGGCACAGGTGAGTTTAGGTTCAACGGCATTTCTGGTCACAGATATGGCTGGATACAGCAGCAAGGTGATAGATATCTGCATTACAGGAATATAAGAAGATACTTAGACCCCTTTGACTTTGAGTATTACTATGAAGCAGACGTTTATTCAGAAGGTTATTCTTACGTCGATGACAAAGATGGGTTAACTATTAAGTATATTTATGAATTTATAGCGCACATAGATAGTTACATCGACACCCCACCATCAAGAGAAGGAACTGGAAGATTCCTTCAAGGCATCATTATTGATATTTCGATGCTAGACACGTAACTACGAACATCATCACCCCAAAACAAGCCGCCTAGTGCGGTTTTTTTGTATCTAAATTTCGGAGAATATTATGTACAACGTAGGAACAGTCACAACGACAGCAAACAGCACAAAGTTAGTGGGAGTAGGTACTAAGTGGAAAGATAACAACTCGCGAGTATCCGCAGAGCAGGTTATTTTAATTCAAAATGGCGCAACGATTTACATTAACAGCATTGCGTCTATTCAGAGCAACACAGAGATAACACTGAGTTTCCCTGAGCCTGCATCGGTGAGCAATGCACCGTATCAAATACTGACAACGATGGTGAATTCCGTTTCAGATGCAGCAAATAAAATCGTAGCAATGAACGTTTCGAATGTGCAGTTCAGCGATATCTTAAATCGATGGGCGACAGAAAGCGGTACGATTACAGTGACGTTGCCAGACGGCACAACACAGCAGCTGAGAACGGCGAAAGAGATGGATAAGCAGCTAGATGGGAAGTTTGATAAAACGGGCGGAACTATCTCTGGTGATGTGACTTTCAGTAAGAACGCAATTAAGTCGACAAAAGGGACGCATACCTTGCCTGACAAATCCGGCACACTAATGCAAGTTGGTGATTATGGAATTGGAGTTTCATCTTATGAAGCTAGCGGTGTTGGTGCTAAAAATGAAAGCCGATTTATACAGTATGGGAGCACACCAACAGCGGTAAGTGAGGGATATCCAGCAGCAGGAGGGGGAATTCAATCCAGCTATACACCAAGCCGACGGGCTCAGCTTTTTCTTGGTCGAACGCCTGAGCGTTTGTATTACCGATTCTCTGATGTTGAAGGGGTTGATACGACAACAATATGGAAAGAGGTTTATTCAACAGCAAACACTACAAAAGATTCAAACGGCAACTTAAAAGCCGCTTCCCCGGTGGTAAAACTCTTTGCAGACCACATCGAGACTAACGATGAGTCGGAAGGCGTTGAAATGGAGCACCTTGGTGTAGGGCATTATTTAATAAAAGGTGTTGTGGGCTTTAATGCAGATGGAGCATGGGGTATCAATAACGGCTTTGTCATTCCTCAAGACCATAACGGTAAAAACATGGTGCTTATTGATTATGAGGTGAGACCTGATGGTGATATTGAAGTTTTTGTCTTTCATCAACAGAACGCTGACCTACCGGAGCGTTTTCAGAACAAGCGCATCAAGCACATTGATGAAGACGGCAACCCTGTTTACTACGAAAACTATGAGCCGTGTGACGTACCTGAGTCTCGCTGGATAGACATGCGTGTCGAAATGCCAGTGAATTCCATCTACAACCTCAAGCAAGCAGAAGTAGAGCGATTGGCGAAAGAGGAGGCGGATAGGCAAGCGGAGGAGGAGGCTAAGAACGCCGAAATTGAAGCCGAGGAAGACATCTAATCTTCTTTGCTGTATACCCCCGCGGAAATCTCTTACTCACTGAGTTAGATTTGCGAGATTGTGCATGATTATTCTACTTTCTTGCGTGTGATTTATCAGCAGAACTGCTTAGATAACTTTCTATGAACTCAATTACTGGAGCTCTTTTTGGTTGCTCTATCTGGCAGTACAAAGATGAATTAGAAAGTAAGAGTATAAACTCATTGATCGAAATAGCCTTGTCATCTATCTCTGTTTTATAGAAAACATAGATACGTGATTGTTCAGCGTGAGACGGCTCTCTATTTTCATTGATGCAAGTAAGTGCGAGTAAGATAAGTTGCGTACTGGTCAT